ATTACTACATTTATATTTTTACTATTCTTTATTGCATTAATTTTTTATAAATTAAGTATTTATATGATATTGCGGGATATTAAGTTAAATTTACCGCAGTAAAAAATGTTTAAATTTGGATATTTTTTAGTTAAGTTATTGGTCATAAAATCTTTTTATTACGTTAAAACTAAGTGTCAAATTACATGAAAATGCATTAATAACAACGCCAGCGTAACTATTTTGTGAATTTTCTGCCAATGCAATGTAGTCTTTTAGCTGCATTTGTATTGTTTCCTGTTCGTTATCTTTTCGCCATTTCATCATCTCATCTAGGCTAGAAAATGCCGGGAAAAAGCTCAATTTTTTTTCATCATCAACTAGCGTGATAAATTTTATATTTGAGCCTTCTTCTTCAAAAAAAGCACTTCCATCTAATTTTGATAATGGCTGATTTATTATAATTGGAGCTAGAAATTGAGTTATTTTTAGAGCCTTGATAAGCTTGATCTCATTTTCTTTATTTGGATTATTTAAAAAAATATTTATAAAATTTTCTATTTTTTCGTTCATTTTTATCCCTTCTTTCTCGTGATTATATAAAAATTTAGCAATAAATAAGCTAAAATAAGTTAGAATCCAAACTTCAGTTCAAGTGGGTTCATAGCTCAGTTGGTTAGAGCATCCGGCTCATAACCGGATGGTCCCAGGTTCGAGTCCTGGTGAACCCACCATTTTACAATTTTTAATCCCTTTCAATCTTTTTAAAAACCTTTCAAAAAACACGATAAATACGAGCTTCGTTTCATCTTTTTTCTTTAAATTGCTTTCAATGTTTTTAAGCCTTTTTAATTGCCTTTAAGGACTTTTTACGGATAATTTAGGAGATAAAACGTTGTCCGTTAAAAAATGTCCGTAAAAAATCGTCGCTTGATTTTTAGGGGCTTGCGGACACTTAAAGGATAAAAATGCCAAAGATCAACCCTCCCTTAACGGACACAGCCATAAGAGCTTTAAAACCAAAAGATAAAGTTTATAAAAAGTCTGACGGACAAAATTTATTTATATTTGTCGAGCCAAGTGGTCGTAAATTTTTTGCATTTGAGTATAAAAGCCCACTTACGTTAAAAATGCGTCGCATGGCACTAGGAAGATACCCAGACCTTAGCCTCTTGGCCGCTAGAGAAAAGCGCAGAAAGTTGGCAGCTCAGATATTAGAGGGCGTCGATCCTCTCATAAGTAAAAGAAGCGAAAAAACCACGCTAAAAGATATCGCCGAGAAATGGCTCGATATAAAGTCATCAAGCATATCGCCTAGCTACCTAAAAAAACAAAATTTGATTTTTAATAAGCATGTTGCGCCGTATTTAGGAGACCGCTCGCTAGAGAGCATAAAGGCTGTTGAGATCATAGATGTATTAAAGATCATAGAAAAAGCTGGAAATTTAGAGACGATCAAGCGAGTTTTTATCTTGCTAAATCAAATTTTTAGATACGCAGTCACTTACGAGATAATCGCTCACAACGTCGTGGCCGATATAAATTTTAAATACGCCTTTAAAACCGCCAAGCCTAAAAATTTCCCTACGATCACGGACGAAAACGAGATACGCACGCTACTTACGTCCATAGATGGATATAACGGCGACATAAAAACAAAAGTCGCATTAAAGCTTGCGATCTACACTGCCGTGAGACCCTTTAACGTTAGAGCCGCCCAGTGGGATGAGTTTGATCTGTCCGTTAAAATTTGGACTATTAAAGCGGACAAAATGAAAATGAAAGAGACCTTTAGACTGCCTTTAGCTGATCAAGTCGTAAATTTATTAAAAGACTACGCCAAAATTTGCGGAAGCAGTGAGGGTTATCTTTTTCCAAGCGCACTATCTAAAAGCCGCCCAATGAGCGAAAACACCCTAAACACAGCACTAAGGCGCATGGGATACGGCAAAGATGAGATCGTTTCTCACGGCTTTCGTGCGATGTTTTCAACTATGGCAAATGAAAAAAGAAGCGAGCACGGCTCTCATGCTGACATCATAGAGCGATGCCTTGCGCACAAAGATAAAGATAAAGTAAGAGAGGCTTACAACAGAGCTCAAAATTTAGCAGATATGCGGATGCTGATGCAGTGGTGGGCGAATTATTTAGATGAGTTAGTAAAATAATGTGTGAGATATTATGTATTATTTTACATAGGATATAAAATTGGAAAACTTATTGAAATTTCAACTTGCGCTAATGCGCTAGGGTTACGACTTGCAACTAATTTTTATACCCTTTTTTGCCAGTATATGGGTTTACGTTTCCTTTCGTGCTGTAGTTGTTTAGTCTTGTGCCGTCTTTTCTGGTTTTATAGTGCGGCATGACGTAGGTTCCGTTTTTCTTCATGTAGCCTCGCGTTCTTTGTGCGCCTTCGGCTACGCTAGCCAAAACAAACAGCGCGAGTATGCACGCTAAAATTTTTCTAAGCATGGTGTTCTCCTTATTTTTTATTGCTATAAAGGCCGCCGTATTAATGCGCACCAGCGACGCCATATGGTTACAAATCGTTACAACAAATTTACAATTACAGCGACCACAACTGTAATTTTGCTTATTTAAAAAACGTATTATCGTATAAGCCGTTTTGGTTATATTCCATTTAGTTATTCAAAAAGTTATCAGACTAGAAATTGTTAAGATATTTGTCTTTTTTATCTTGGTAGCCTGTCCATTTCGAGCGTTCTTTCTTTGCCATCTTCGTAATCGTATACCTCTAATTCAACCTTGCCGTTGTACTTTTTCCTTATACTTAGCACCTCCACGTCTTTATATCCGCCGTCGTTATAGTCGTAAATTTCTATATCTTTACCACTTCTAACGAGGTTATTCTTTTCGACTTCTACATAGCCACCCTTTTCCCAATCATAGCCGTCCCATGCGAAACACGCCGCAGCTACTAACATGCACACTAAAATCTTTCTAAGCATTACCGTCTCCTTTTTTAGTTTTATTTTTGTTTATTTTTTCGCCAAATTTCAGGCTCTATTGGATATTCATCACACCATAATCCAAGTATGCCTATTACTTTACCCTCGAGCGCAAACAAGAAAAGAGGGATCAAAAATATGGCTAAAAATTTCATTTAAATTTTTTAAACCCTGATATATCTATCTTTTGTGTATTTAGCCGATTGTTTGTCGTCGTATATCTAACTATTAGAGTATTTCCGTTAATAATTTGCTTTTGTTGCTCTTTATTAAAATCCAAGGAAATCATATCTCCCACTTCGTCTATCCGTCCTTCTGATAGAAAATATTCGTTTTTATCAATCCTTATTTCTATAGTTTGAAATCCTTGCGATCCATCCATTGATTCAACCTTAAATTTCTCCCCATTAAATAAACCAATAACAACATGCAGTTTATATTCTTGCACCTCAAGCGTTTTTTTTCTAGGAAAAATTGCCACGCCAATACCAATATCCATATTGTTGCAAGCTATCATATATTCTTTCTTGTCAGTCATTTCATCTACTCTTTGCTTCATATCGCAATTTGCAAAAACAAAGTTAAAAAGAAAAAATAACACAAAAAATATTTTTTTCATTTTTTATTCCTTATATTTAATGATAAAATTAGCTATAAGTGCTGTTGCTGCCAAAATCACGTAAAACGCCCATATCGATACAGATACAAATCCATGGGTGCTTAATACCCCCAAGTAATACCACTCAACTATCGCATACCACGGTAAAAACATATGAAGCGGTGCTCCAACCAGCCCAAAAATCGCTATAAAAAATCCATACAAATTATATAAACCTATAAAAGCATTTATTCCTGCTACTATAACTAAAGCAATACTTAGCATTCCAATAAATCCGACAATTTTGTTCATTTTTGCTCTTTCACAAATTTTTCTTTTTCTTCTTCCAATCTTTCTATAAACTGCTTTAACATTGCATTACTTCCGTATTCTTTGAAAAGCTCGACAAAATCCATTAATTCTTGACTTACTTTTACCTGATGCCCGTTTACGATGCTGCCGTTTACGATCACGGAGTCGGTGTTATTTGATATATGCGTTCCACTTTCTAAATATTCAGGAGTTACGTTTAGCTTTGTGGCGATTTCTAAAAGCCTGGTCCTTGGAATAGCACCTCTCGTTTTCCAGCCATCTAAGGTTTTGTATGGGATTTCTAAAATTTCCGCCAACCCCGTATCGTTTTTTACTCCGAGAGAAAATCTCACGCGAGCCAAAATTTCGTCCACTTGACTCATTTTAATCTCCTTTTTAAGGTTTTTTACCTATAATTACCTTGACAAAAAAAGATTTTACAGGTATAATTCCTTTAAATTTTAACTGAAATGTTAAATATTCTTAACATTATAGCGTAAAAAGGGCTTTAAATGGATAAAAGACAAAAATCGGTGTGCGATATCGTAGCGGTTACGCAACGTATTGATACGGCTAGAAGACTGCTTGACTACGGCAAAAATGACTTTGCCAAGAAGGTGCTTAACACCACCAGGGTTTCTTACTGGAGCGTTATCAAAGAAAACAGACCGCCTTTATCATGGATAATACTACTTGCGGACCAATATAGCTTTTCGATCAAGTGGTTGTTATTCGGCGAGGGCGAAATTTTTAATAAAAAGGATAGACCATGACTGAGCAATTTGCCTTAAGCGTTATTGCAGTAGTTGTTTGTGCTTTTGTAGGCGGTGCCATGCTTACGCTTGGCATTTTGGCTTTGTTTTTCAAAAAAAGGAGTTAGCTCATGACAACGATGAGGGAGTATATACGTGTAGATCACGCTAGCATACTTGAAACGTGCAAGAAAAATTTACAAAATTTAAGCTATCTTGACCGCAAGCATGACAGGCATGATCGCTTCAAAATATACGAGCACGCCCTTTTCGTTAAGCAAAACTACCTATGCCCACACTTCGATGAAGTGGCAGATATGTATTATAAAGCACTTGAATGTGCATCGAGCGAAAGCGAGATAGCAGACTACGTAGCCAAACACACAGGCAAAAACAAAGCTGCGATTTATTTTTATTTTAGGCGTTTTCGCTTCAAAAACCCTGAGTTTGCACAAGAGGTCATAGAAATTTTAAAGAAATTTATAAAAGAGAACAACCTCTTTGCGGATGTGAACAATGGATAACAATATATTTCAAACTATAAAACAAACAATATCTAAGCATGATTTTAAAGATTTTGTGCAAAGTGTTTATGGTATCGAGTTTAGAAGTGGAAATGCTTATTGTCCATTTCATGATCATGGTCATAATACACCAAGTCTTGGTATCAATTCTGATTCTAATGGCGCATTCTTTAAATGCTTTGCATGCAATGCCAGTGGTGATATAACAAAATTTGTTGAGTTAAAAGAGAGCATTTCACCACTTCAAGCGGCCAAAAGAGTCTGCGATCACTTCGGCATCCCAAATACTATCAACTCAAAAGAGATGAGCGAAGAAGAGAAAAAGGCTTATGAAGGACACCAGGCACTGATGAAAGCCGAGAATGAAGCTCGTATGAAAAAAGAGGCTGAGCAAAGAGCAAAAAAAGAATTTGCTCTAAAGACCAGACTGGCCAAAATAGCCCCACAGCTCGTGGAAAATAAGCTTAAAAATTACGATCTTATCAAAGATCAAATTTCAAGTCTTTTCCCACTGCATGGCGATAACTTTAATCCATACAGCCGTGAGCTTATAGGATATAGCTTCGAGCATAAAAGCCTAGCCATCATCATAAGAGACGCTAAAGGCGCACCGGTAAATATCAAGTATAGAGAGAAATTTGCCTATGATGCTAGCAAAGGCGAACTAACAAGTGAGAGAATGCCTGGCAAATGGATAGGCGAAAGTGGGGCACATGCTAGTCCTTTTCCTTTAAATTTTTATGATGATTATAAGGATAGTAATGTAGTCATCTGCGAAGGAGAGAAAGACGCACTAAATTTAATCTGCTTTAATGTTTGCGCCCTAACACTTGGTGGCGTAACTGCTAGTTGGCAGGAGTATAAAGAGCTTTTAAGAGATAAGCACGTCTTTATCTGGTTTGACCACGATGAGGCTGGATATGAAAATGCCGTAAAGAAATTTTACGAGATCAAAGATGTAGCTAGAAGCGTACGAATAGTGCTATTTTATATGATAGGCAAAAACTTTTCAAAAGGTTATGATATTAGCGATTATCTCTATGACCACGCCTTTAAATTTCAAAATGTTAGTCCACTTGAAGTAGTTGCCTTTAGCTGCTTTGAGCCGACAAATATCATCATAGACGAGATATGCGAATACTTCCCAGACCTTTCGGCAAAGCTTGATAAGTTTAAACAAAATTTACCAATAAAAGAATTCCGCCAAATCAAAGCTGAGATAATGGCGCAAGATGAAGAAGGTAATTTTATAAATATCTTTCCAGTAAAAGGCGAACTTGACGACAAGTATGTCGATGAAGTGCTGAATTATGCAAAAGAGCTAGAAAGAAAAATGGGCGAGAGATATGAGGAATTTAAAAAAGCTTATATCCAAAGCTTCCTTTTAACAGAACAAGAGGAGCAAAATTTCGAGCGTTTTTCAAAAGCTTTTAGCGACGCCTTCCGCATAAACAAGACTATGCGAACAAACTATCATCAAACACACGTTACAGACATGGTAGCAAGTCTAAATCAGACTTTTTTAAAACTAGGCTACCGTCTGGGTGAGTATAAAAAGAATTTGCACGTCTGGGCTAGCAACCATTTCATGCAGATAGATACTAATGCGCTAGCTAAATTTATCCATACGCACTGGATGGCAGTTGCATATGTAGATAAGAAAAAACAAAGCCGCGAAAACGTCAATAAGATAGTAGAGGATCTAACTAGTTTATCGCTAGATCTAGATGAGATAAAATCTCACGAATCTCGCCGCGTCATAAATTTATTAAATGGCACGATTTTTATTAGTAAAAATGGCGTTATTACATTTAAGAAAAAGCACGACTATAAAGATGCTGCTACAAATATTTTAAAATTTAAATATGACACCTCTGCTAAATGCCCAAAATGGAATAAATTTTTACGTGACATCATGAGCGACGAGGACGATATAAAAACACTTATGGAATTTATTGGCTACTGCTTTTTGCCAAGCCATGAGTTTGAAAGCTTTTTATTTCTCTACGGCAAAAGTGGCGCAAACGGCAAGAGCGTTATACTTGATACCATTAGAAACTTTTTTGGTGAAGACAACGTCTCATCCCTTCAGCTTCAGCAGTTTGAAGGACACCAGCTTTGTGCGCTTACAAATAAGCTCTTAAACATAGGCTCAGAAATAGATAAAAACGGGACCGACAAAGGCCAATTAGCCAATCTAAAAGCTATCGTTAGCACAAAAGATGCCATTACTATAAACCCAAAAAATGAAGAGCCTTATTCATTGCTGCCAAATGAAAAGCCAAAACTTGCATTTGCAGGCAATGAAAAGCCAAAAAGTGGCATCGACAACGGTGTATTTAGACGAATGCTACTTATAGTCTTTGATAAAGAGGTAAAAGATGGCCAAAAGATCCGTGGCCTTAGTGACCGCTTTAGCGACGAGTTGGCTGGCATCTTTAACATGGCGCTTGCTGGGTTAAAACGCCTTATCAAACAAAACAAATTTACTCGCTCTAAACGTATGCAAACTGAGCTTGAAGAGTATAAAGATAGTGTAAATCCACTTCGCACCTTCGTTAAAGATGCGATTATTGAAGATGCCGACTACTTTGTGCCATCAGTGCTACTTTATAAAGTCTATATAGCATATATGAACGACAAAGGCGGTAAGCCTATCGCACAAAAGAACTTTGCTCAAGCTTTGCGTGATGAACTAACCCTTGCTGGTATAAGCTGCTCTTATGGCCAAAAACGTATATCAGTAAATTATATAGGAGTAGGCGATAGACCAAGATGCTTCTTTGGCTTTAGAGTAAGCAGCGACAATCTCGACTTTGATAGTGTAAAGATAGAAAATGGGGGCGAGATTATAATAAATAAGATAAATAGCTACCAAGCAGGTGGAGCAAAAAGCGATGAAAACTAATCTTTTTTTTTTGTGGCTCACGATGATTTTAACTAAAAATATCTACAAAGCGTCCTATTTTAGGTCGTTTGATAGATGTTTTACATCTGGGTGGCTCGCTTCTGGCTCACGATTTTTATTTTTCTTGAGCCAGTGAAAAGCTGTATTTTTGGGGCTTGGTGTGCTGTTGGCTCACAATCTCGCCATTTTTGCCCCTATATTGGTTTGAAATTATTTTTTTTATTTTTAAAAATTTTTTCATAGCTATATATATAAAAAATGGTGAGCCAAAGAGAATTCTTAAGCTATTAAATAACGATAATATCGTGTTTTAATACTGGCTCAAGAAGTTTAAACTTATGAGCCAAAGAATTTATAAAATAACGTTTTTTAGGGGTTTGGGGTGGCTCACGATTTTTTAGTGATTGTGAGCCACCTGAGCCAAAAAGGAAAAATATGAAGCAGATGAACCAAACTCAGCAAAAGGCTTTTGAGATATATCTTGAAAGTGCGACGTTTGAGAGCGACTATAAGCCTATCAGCGAAGAACAATTAGCTTCAAAGCTCGATGCTCTAGGGCTAAAAGGATCAAGTAGCTCTATAAATCGCTGGAAAAAGGATTTTAACTGGGCGCAAGCTTTACAAAACAAAGTAACTCTAGCTATGAGCGAGGATAAACAAACTAGAAATTTGCTTCAAAGATCTAGCCTGCAAATGGTAGTTAAAAATACCAAGGTTGATATTGAGCGAAACAATGTCTTACTAGCTGCTAGTTATGAGATCTTGGAGGGCGAAGCAAAGCGCATCGTAGCCAGACAAAGAGAGACTGGCACACTTAGCGCCGAGGACTTTGAGAGAGCGAAATTTATCTCTACCCTCTCAGCTAGTAGAAGTGACAAGATGCTAGACCGCCTAGCCATCATGCCACCAGAGGCCGTTTCAGCCGAGCAAATTTTATCTCGTCTAAACGAGATCACTATAGAGTTTGAAGACGACGTTATTGATGCGCAGGTGCAGGATGAAAAAGCTAGTTCTTAGGCTTTTACTAGCTTTTATCTTGGTTTTTGTTTTAGCAGTATTTCAAAATTTAGCAAATTTATAAAGGAGAGAAGATGAACGTAGGCTATTTTAAAAGCAAAAGCTATAAAAACGCTGATGGCGAAGAGATCGACTACACAGGTGGAACTATCATGATCCCATTTTTAAGACCTATAGATGTAGTCATGCTATACACTAGCGCAGAGGATAGGCAAAAAAACAAAGACTTTCCAGGCTTTCAGTTAGCTCTTCAAAAGCCAAAAGGCTACGAGGGCAGTAGGCAGATAATAGGGGCACTATGGAATAGACAAAGTAAAGATGGCACCAAAAGCTATTTAAGTGGTTATATACAGACACCAGCAGTGCCAGGCTATAAAGTATATATAGCTCTTTTTAACGCTAGCGAGAATGCTAAAGATGGTGTGCTATATGATGTCGTTTGGAACGCACCAAGACGAAGCGACTATCAAGATGTGCCACCTAGCGATGAGACTACATTTTACGTAGATGATCAAGATATACCATTTTAAGGAGACAAAATGCAAATTTCAATAGATGTAGATGTCGATATAGACGATATTATAGATAACTGCGGTGCACAAGAAGTGCTAAAAAGAATAGATATAGACGATATTATAAATTTTATTAACGACCAGAATGCAGAGGATCTAGCAGACGGTATCATTGATGCAATAGATAACTTTAGTGAAGATTCTCTTAAAATGATAGCTTACAAAATTAGTGACGATGCAGCAAGGACTCTTCTAGAAGCCATCAATATTTATCATAGGGATTTTTAGCATGGAAACTTTTAAAATTTACGTTTGTAGCCCTTATTCAGTCTTTAAAGATGACAAGAAAAAGGCTAGAGAGGTAGCTATCAAAGCCCTAGCAGAAGCCAATGAGTATTTTAACGGCGATGAAATATATGAGCTATTTAGCCCAGTTCTAAACAATGCAGCCTATAGAAATTTAAGCTATAGCGAGGTTATGGCGATCTGCCTAAAACAGCTTGATAGTTGTGGCGCTTTATTTGTGCCAAGCTCAAAGTCTTGTGATCCAGACATCATTCAAAGCTCAAAAGGTATTTTAATGGAGATGAATTACGCTTTGCTAAACGGCTATAGGGTTTTCGACCCGGGTGCGCTGTTTGGGGCGATTGAGATATAGGATGAAATGATGACCACGGCAGAACTAAAAGATGCCGCCATTTTCGTTATGGCGTACTCTTTTTTAAAAATGGGTGGCAAAGCAAAGACAGGGAATAACCGAAAGGAGACACATTAATGAATATAGATCTAACACATATTTTAGTAGCCCTTATAGGCGCTGCTGTGCTGTTTGGTGTTTTAATAACAATAGCTATTGGGATATTGCTTTTGTAAAATTTGAAAGGATAAACAATGAGAGAGATTAAATTTAGAGCATGGCATATTAAAGAAAGAAAGATGTATTTTTTAGAGGCGATAGATATGTGCTTTGAATTGGTTACGGTAACGAAAAAGAATTCGGACGAACAAGATTATGCCGCATATTTTAGATTTTCTGAAATCGAGCTAATGCAATACGCCAGCTTAAAAGACAAAAACGGTGTAGAAATTTATGAGGGCGATATTCTTGAATTGCGCGCAAACTCTTTTGACAGGAAAAAGGATTTATTCCAAGTAGTTTTTAAAGACGGCGGGTTTAGAGATGAATGGAATAATTATATTGGACAATACCTGCCGCCAGATATAAGAAACAAACAAGGCGGAAGCGTAAGACTCAATGAAGCATGCGAAGTCGTCGGTAATATTTACGAAAACCCAGAGCTTTTACGATGAAAATAGTAGTGCAAGATTTGCAAGCGATAATCGAGGAGCTAGCCACGCTTGAAAAGCGGCTAGACGGCCTAAAATTAAAGATAGATTTAGCCTTAGGATTAAATAGAGAGCCATACAGAGCTTGGGCAAACGAGCTACGAGAGATTAAAAATATAGTAGAAAGGATTAGAAAATGAATACAAAAGGTGTTTCCGTAGAGGAAATATGTGGATTAGGATATGGGGAAAATAAACTATTTAAGGAGAGTTTTATGTGTCTTAGTGACTTAAGAGGGGTGCTGGTAAAATTAAGCCTCTTGGGGGACAGGATAAGCAAAATACAAACAAAAAATGCGCGCGTATTTTGCAGCATCAGCTTTAATTGGGAGTTTGAGATCTATATCGTGTGCCGTTCTTTTAGAGGCAGCCGATGCCGCTTCAAGCCTGAGAAGACAGGGCTTGTATTTGAAATAGATTTGGACGTTCCAGATCCAGAAGTAGATGAAATCTTAGAAAAACTCTTTGAAATTTTAAAGGCGCCAGAATTAAAAAACGCAGGCTTAGGCGCATATTTTGCTCTAGAAAAAAGGAGGTTTAATAGAGATGTTTAGATTATCGCGAAATTTAAAGGATAAAAAATGACACCACTTCTACCTATAACAGACCCTATCACCACTAAGCAAGCTTGCGAACTTTTAAAGTGCAATGCCGTAACCTTGTGGCGCTACGTCAGAGATGGTAAATTTAGAAAATACGCAGTTACTCGCAAGAATGTACTTTATTCTACAAGTGAGATCATGGCATTTTTAGAAGCCTCAGCAGTCTCATCGCCTAGGGTTTAAAGGATTTTGGCTAAAATAATGAGAAAAGGACAAACATGAATGCGATTTTAACCATAGGTGCAGTTACTATAGTTATCCTACTTGTGATGATAGGCTATGATTATGCTAAAAGGTCCAAGACCCAAGGCTAGTTATCAAATATTCTTTTGCTAGAGATTATGCAACGTATAAGCCTATAATCCAAGTAAAACATCATAAAAATAGGCGGCGAACTCGCCGCACCCTATAAATTTATCAAAAACATCTTTTCTTTGATGCCTCCAAAACGCCTATAAGAGCATTTAGTTACGATCGCTAAAAATTTAGCGCAACCACCTTGATCGCAAGCTCCAACGCTGGTGCGTCCAAGCGGCTGACTTGCCAAAGGAAATTTTTGCTTTTTTTGTAAGCAGGTTAGATAAAAGTGCGTTTTTTGGGATATTGTTGCCATTTTAACCGCCAACAATATGAAAAAAGTTTGAAAAATTTTAAAATTTTTAGTGTGACCGTAGTATTGTATGGCGCAGGTCAAATGGGTTCATATCCCCTCCCTCTCAAAGATTTTATGACTAGCTTTGATCTAGCAAGTAGCTCACACAAACCAGCCAACACACCCACGCCAGCCAAGCCAACACAGCTAACACGCCCCCACACAAAGACCACTAACCACATCAAATTTCCTCGTAATCTTTCGTAATATTCCACCACAAATCCACGCATTACGCCAAACCTCGCTCAAATATAATAAAACCACGCCCACAGCCAATCCACAATCTTCATCCCAAAGCCAACACACCAAGCGACTGACTTGCCTTAAACTCGCCACTTAACCAGCCCTACCTATAAGCTCCAATCTTAGCGCATCCAAGCATCTCGCATCATACTGTAAAAGAAATATTGAGTTTTTGCACTCTCACGCTATTAAATAGCACAACAAAATACCAAGGCCAACGCACCAAGCCAAGAACCATACAAGTTTTCATCTCAAATCTCACACACCCAAGCATTCCGCATCATCACGCTATCAAACCACACAATCACAACTGTAAAAGAAATTTTGACAGTTGAGTTTTTGCACGCTCACGCTATCAAATAGTACCACAAACCACACCAAAGCTTAAAAATTAAAACTAATCTATCTCTCAAAAATCCGCTCTAACCTTAAACAAAATCGCCATTTTTCATTAAAATTTAGCCAAATTTACCAACTCTAACCTTAAACCACTTCTCTTTATTACTCGCAAATGCCGTATTTTAGGCACTATTAAAAATCTAGTATTGAAAAGTATAATTTCCATCACTAAATTTTCACACCATTTTTTGACCATTTTTGCCAAACTAACCTTAAGCCATTTTTTGCAAAAAATAGACATGCTTGGTGTGCAAATTTTGTTTTTAAGCAGTAAATATCTGGCCAAAGTAGATGCCATACACCAAAAACAGCGGCGGCTTGTGCACCAAAAATCCACAAACCAAGCCAAATCCACGCCAAAACCAAGCCAAAAGCCACAAAATGGGCTGGGTTTGCTCTCAAAAACTCACACTCTCGCCCCACCCCGACAAGTCATCTCATTACTTGCTTTGGCCCGCTAGTCGTGTTCGAACTTGCGCCCCCATCCCCTAAGCAAAAAAGCCAAACCGCACCGCACCGCACCCCCACCAGATAAGAGAGCTTACGTGGGAATAGGGTGGATTTGCAAAAAGAGCTTATTTACTTTTACGAAGAGCAAAACAAGACTGGACTATTTGTATTTGCTCGACTAAATTCGCCTTTTTGTTATGCTTCTGGCAAAAGGCGTTTAGGCTTTTAAGAGCCAATAAGCATTTCTCTTTTTCTGGACTACTCATTTAGTTTTTCCTCTCTTTTTCTAAGCTAGGTCTACTTCTCCAAACCCACCACTGCGTTCCGTCATCCTCTTTACGTTCTAGCCAGTCAGATGTATCCTTAAAGGTTATCCAGCCTTTCCAATGCTGCAAGCCATACCCATTATCATACATACGCATAATTGCTAGTATCTCATCCAAAGCGATTCCTTCTTTACCCTTATAACTGGTAATGGTAAGCAAATACCAATCTCTTGAGAATTTAAACATATACTCATCTATTTTATGATCTCCTATTAGTTCTAGTGTTTCTTGTTTAAAGTTAGTCATTTTTTTAGCTCCTTATTCTCGTAAATATTGCCTATAATCTCGCTATCCTTAGCCAATCCAGCTTCTAGTGTTTCTGCGAAATCCCCTCCAAGATCTACCCAAAATCCAACATAACGTCTCCCCCAAAATACTTTTCCTAACTCCTTATCTGGCAAAAGAAGAATATCGCCTTCGTAAATTTCTTTGCCGTTTTTGTCTTTTAGCCCAGTATATTGCATAAAAACAAAATCATTGTCGGCAAAATAATCATTTACATCGTTAAATTCGTCAAAGCGAAAGTCTTTTTTCATCTTAGCTTGTTCTTTATCCCATGCTCTAAATTTTATCTCTCTCATTTATAATCCTTTTTAAATATATTTAATCTAATATATGTTTCCGCTGCCAGTGTTATTACTGCAAATACTAACAAGAAAATTAGCACATGCACCCCACGCCAAAGTATCTCCCCACTTATAAAATAACATACTATAATGATAAACAGTGTTGCTCCACTAAAGAGAGTACACAGCATTAAAGCAGTGCAAGTTAGCGCAGAGGTGCTATCGATATTTACTAGTGTGTAGCACATCTGTTTTAAAAACTCATTCATTTTTGCTCCTTTAATTAATAAAAATAGCTAGTGTGAAAATAAACAACTCGCACTAGCAACGCCATCACTCTTCATTTAGATTTTTTGCCTTTTAGAATTTGTAAAAACTTGCTTTGAAATTTTGGATTTTTTATCTAGCTCAATCTTGCTAAGCCAGTAGCAATCTAGCTTTTTGCTGTAGTATTTCATCGCACTAGCCGTTCCTCAAACCTATAAAATCTTATAATAGCTATAATAATCCATTACTGCGGAAATTTGATTTTAAAACTTCCAAAAGAACCGCCGCTTTGCCTACCTTGCCTTAAAAGCCCCATGTCCAGCTTCACGCCATCAGCACTTGCAGCCTCTTTGATATGTTTAAATTTAGCCTCCGCTCTCGCCTTAGCCTCACGCAGATCTGCAACACTTAGCTTTGCTATCCTTTCATTGTGAGCTTTTGCCTTTGCCACTTTCTCTTCATCCTTTGAGTTTGGCACTTTTACAGGCACAAACTGCTCATACTCTTTTCGCGCCTTTTTTAGCTCCTTACCATACTCTTTTTTCTTGTCAAAACGCCTCACGCCAAGACCTCTTGCTATTATGCCGCCATATCCTAGATCATCTTTATTGTAGTCTTTAGGTGCCACATCTAGCCCCGTGATGTCGGCAGTTGCCTGTGCGCCTAGCTGCTGTCCGTAGCGGCCAAGAGGTGAGAGCGGTGGGAAGTAGCTTTTAATTAGCTCAAGCAGCCTTTTGGTTATTTTTTCGGCGGCCGAGTCCTCTTCGCCCTCTATTTTGTAGCCTAGCGTGCTTTTACCACTTGCTATGTTTATAGCTCCTCCGACAAAGCCTCCGTTAAACTCTAGCTTGTCAAATCCATCAAACCTAAAGCCAGGCACCAAACGCCCAGAGTTAAAATACCAGTTTGTATTACCAACTCTCATCCAGCTTTTCACACCCACCAAGTTTGGTAGCGCTCCGCTTTCGGCCCACTCCGGCTTTGCCAGGTTATCTCGCTCATTATCAGCACCCAGCCATGCACTGCCTCCGCCGTAGGCCAGTACGGCTTGCATTATCAAAAATCTATCCGGACGCTTTAATGCAGCCTTTAGCACCATTGGAGTTGATTTTACAGCATAGTGTAAAAATGGCTGAACTCCGGTTTTGTCAATCATTTTTAGCCTGCCGTTAAAGTGCGTTGAGTAGTCCACGTACGAGTATTGCGCATCTTTCATCGCAGCCTTTAGCTCATCCGCACTAAATTTGCTAAAGTCATTTACATGAAAACCCTTGTCTTTTGCAATCATTTCGAGATTTTTCTTAAACCTAGCTATCTTAAATACCTTATCCTCCATCGAATATAGATACCTTGCCTTCTCGCCACTCCAACTACCCTCGGCCATATATGCTTCTTTTAACGCCTTAGTTAAGATATTGCCTTTTGACTCGCTTTGCAAAGGTTTTACCAGACCTTCAAGGTCGCTTAGGTGACTATCAAGACCTAACGAGTTAGCCAAATTTTCCCATTTTTTAAACTGTTTATCTCCTCTCATCCATGCAGCCGTAGTTTTAATTGCTTCATTAAAATCTCCATGCAAAAACGCAAGAGCCATATTTGAACCAAAGTTATAAAGATGTGTAAATGGGTTTTTCACAGTGACGTTTACTTTGATATGGTCGATTAGTTTAAAGTATGAGCCGTTAAATTTAGCCATCTCACGCCCTAGCATCTCAGCCTCGGCTAGAGCATTTGCGACATCTTCAGGGATGTATTTGCCCGCTAGTGCTCCATACTTCTTTATACCTCCGCCTACACTTTCATCACTCATCTTTACCCATTTTAGCCCATCAACACCAACAGGTGGCGCATCTTTGGCAAATTTATCTGCAAAAAGTTTTAACGTCTGGGCCTTAAGAAGCTGCTTTTTTTGCTCTAAAATAGTATTTGTGACCGCAAAAGCCGCATCGTCCTCTATCTCTCTTAGTTGTTTTTGCTCCCAGCTCATCTGCTTTCTAGCAAAAAATTTGCTCTGTCTTAGTGCCTTTGCGATATGACTATTTTCTTTTTCTTCGTCTAGGTGCTTTTTGTAGTAGTGTTTTACGTAGTCTTTGATGACGTTTTTTGATTCTAGTGCTCCAGCATCCACCAGAGCTTGTGCGCCGTCATCTAAAGTCTTGCGCACTTTTTCGTATAGCGGCTTTACATATTCTGGCAGCTCTCTTGGATCCATCTCGCCATCAAGTGCCTTAAACATCGCCTTTCTATTTCCAAGGCTTAGCTTACCTAGATACTCCTTAAACTGCCCTGCTTGCGTATATATGGCAGCTGTTGTTCTATGATATTCCCCCAAAAGCTCATCTATCTCTTTGGCATGCTCTCTGATATCTAATAACTTGCCAGCAAATGGTATGTTTTCATCAGTCCACTTCGCAGCCTTATCAAGCCCATCACTAGCCTTTTCAAAGGCACTGTCAACCTTTAGCGCCCAACGATCGAGCAGCTTACTTGATCTTTTTTGGATCTCTTTTAATGGACATTTTTCACTCATTAGCACAACCTCAATCCGTCTTTAATATTTCCATCTTTATCTAGGTTTTTAGCCTTAAACTCTTCAAATTTAGCCATGGCCATCTTATCTCCACTCTGAGCTGCCTTTTTTAGCTTGTTTAGCTCGGCTGTCTTTAGTATCGCCTCTTTTTTGATAGGATCTAGCTCGTTGTGATACGCCGCTTTTACTTCAAAGCTCATATTTTTTAGCCTCGCTCTATCTCCTACACCGGCTAACTCCTGAAGTGCGTTCTCTTTTATAGGTATATTATCTATTTGAGACTTTGCGTATGCATCTACTCTTAAATTTCCATCTTCTGCTATATCTATAAAAAATCTCTTTTTGTCTCCATCTTTACCCATCTTATCAAAGTAAATTTTACTATCACTGATTACTTTAAAGTCTGCGTTTTTTATATCATTTTTTAAGACGGCTAGTTGTTTATCACTTAAATTTACGCTTTTACCAAGTTGTTTGGTAGTTATATCTTTTGCATTGATTTTACTTATCAGATTATCTTTAAAATTTACGTCATTAAAGCTCTCTTTTCTCATCGCCGCTATACTCTCATCTAGCTCTTTTTCTACATTTGGATGTTCTTGCTTTATCTCTTCTATATTGCGGCTGTGATAGACTTTTTCTTCGTTTTGCGGTATAATACCCTTACCGTCCGAAGAGTGTTCTATGGGCTTTAGGCCGCCAGAGCTTCGGACGTTATTGTCCAAGGAGTGTTCTACGGGCTTCGCCACAGAGCCTTGGACATATCTTACTTTGCCTTCTCTTGCTATTAGCTCAAATTTTCTATTCGCCATAGGATAATTAGAAGTTACATCTAATCCTCCGTCTCTTTCCTTAATTACGGAAGCAAACTTAATAACGCCGTCTTTATCTCTAAAAGGCTTAAAGAAAAACGTAGTATCTTCAAAGTCTACCACAAACGCAGGTCTTTCAAGAGTCGGTTTTATTAGTCCTAGGTATTTTTCACGACCCTTAAAATTTAATTTTTCAAATTGGTAATTACTTACAGCCACCTCTCCTATCGGCGTATCTACCTTGCCGTTTGGAAACTCAGCTTTGAAATTTTCTAAGCTATATTCTTTTTCTATAAACGGCTCGGCTTCTTTTCTTACGGCAGCTTCATTGATGCTTCCGTCTTTTAAAATATACTTTTTCTCAAGCTCATGGCTTAAATTTATACCGTCCTCTTTGCCTACGATCGTTTCATCTGGATTAACATCAAAAGTTTCATGTGGATGCTTCTTGCCGCCAAAATTTAACCTATTTTGCACGTTTCTAGCTTCCGCTTCGCCATGTAATTTTTTATATTCTTCGTAAGGATCTTTTTTTACAAGAGCATCTAATTTATCTGAAATCTTTTTTCTTTCTTTAAAAATCGGATGATTTTTTACCATATCGTCTAAAGCATTATCCGTTTCGTGGTATTTTGTTAAAACGTCCTTAAACTCTTTTAGTTCTTTTGTATTTCTTAATTTTAATTTATCAAAATTTTTTTTATTAAAAGTATTCTCGATAATATTGTCTTCCATTAAAGGATTTTGTTCGATTATTTTATCTGCCTCTAGCATTAGTTTTGATGAAAGGGTTGATCGTTTTTTTTCTAAAACATAAAATTCAGGCGGAGGAGCTAGTTTTTTTAAATCATATGCCAAACGCCCCGACTCATACCAGAGTGAGCTTTCTATCCTTTTCCTGCTTCCGCCCCCAGCAAAACCCTCTATCTCTTGTATGGCGTGTTGCACCTCGTGCATGAGCGCTGATTTATCACTTAGATCGCTTAATCCTATTTCATTATTTGCAGGGCTATAATATCCTTTTGTACCATTTTGTGCTACAATATCGTCGTTTAAAGGCAGGTTGCCATCGTAATTTTGACTATTATAGCTCAACCCTGCCTTTAACGGCTTTCTGTTTGAGTAAAAACTAATAACCCTCTCTTTATTTTTACCTATTGCGACTACTACTCTAAACCTAATTCCTTCATCGTTAAAGTATGTATAAATGCGTTTATTGTCTACTTCTTGCATTGTAGATTTACGCAACATTTGCCCCATATTAAGATACTCTTGTTTGCTTACCCACCCATTATTTTGAGCTTCTAAGTGCTTTTTGATATGCAAAGCCCCATAACCGCTCTTACGTTCGCCATTAGCTACATAATCAGCCTCGCCTTTTTCAAATTTTATTATCTCATCTATTGTTTCTAAATCTTTGCGGATTATTGTTGATTTTTTATTATTAAAAGCTACATTATATATCCCTCGCTTTTCTCTTTGTGCCGTATCTTTTACACTAAAAGCCGCACCCTCTGGCACATCGTCTCCTATTTTTACGACCCTAACGTCCTTTAGCTCTGGATATGCCTTAAATAGCTCTTCATGCTCTAGTAGCTCTCCTAGCTTTCCACCACTTTTAAAATTTGGATTTAGCTTTGCTTTGCTATCTCCTATCTCAAATTTCCAAGCACCATCTCTATCCTTAAACCACCCAGTCTTTTGCCAAATTTCTACTTCATTAGCACCTTTTTCTAGCATTGCCTTAGCCTGATCTAGTTTGCCAACATTTGCCGTGATCGCCTTTTCTCCAGCAAAAGAATTTAGACTTACGTCTTTTGCGTTTTTATAGAGCTTACCTAGAAGTTTAGGATTATCTTTTGCCATTTGTGGCATCTTTTTAGCTACGCCTAAGATCTTATTATAAAGTTGTGGTGTCATCTTTCTTGCAGCTATTGCCACTGCTTTACTGCCTACAAGCCCCGCCAAAAACCCAGCAGCAAATTTTTCTGGATTAAAGTTTCCATCTTCATCGATAGAATTTAGCGTGCCAGCTACTAGGCCACTACCTATATGAGCGTTTGAGTTCGCTCTCAGTTCGCCGTGCGCCCTAGCGTCGCTTCCTTGTTTTTCCACCATTTGCTTGCTTGAAGCTGTGGCATCAGTATCGCCATCTGTTTTAAAGGCTGATCGCTGCTCCATTTGCCTATCGCTCTTGGCTGTCCGCTTTGTCTGGCTAGTGTTTGAAGTATTGCGTCCACTTTGGCGTAATATCTCTTCACTCTCTCTTTGTCGCCCTCTTGCTCTGCTTGCATTATCGCCGATACCAAAAACGCCATTTGATAAGGCGTTATTTTTTGCTTTTTCATTGATTAAATTTCCTTTTTTGGATATAATGTCTTTATTACTAAAAGGTGGATGTGAGGAAGTCAGCTCACCCTTAAACTCGTCGCTATAAGCGGACAAGTTCGCGACGTCGCCTTTAACTTCATTTGGAATTTTCCCCTTTGTCTTTTTATATGATGTTACAATCCAATTATTTTTTCCATTACCTAAAAAACCTTTAGATAGCCCCGTTAAAAAATATTCATCCCCCTTTTTAAGCCATATCGTATTTATGCCATTTTCAGATATTAATTTCCCATCATCTATTATCTTTTTAAGCCCATTCGCTACTCCTCCGAACTCTTTAAAATCGCCCTCGTGCTTTGATAAAATTTTATTTAGTCCGATTTGCTCGTTTCCCCAAACCAGATCGATATCGCCTAACTCTTTTCTATAAAACGCTCCAGCTACTTGACCTCTCTTTTCTGCGAGTAGCTTATTTACCGCTCCTATTGCGTCATGATAAAACTCAGCGTAATTAGTTCCGAAGTCTTTTATGGGCGTTATGTTAAAAGCTTGCTCTATCTCTGTGCGCTCCTCTTTCAGTTTATTCATGTTAAAACGAGCAAAATCATCTCCGCCGTGTTTTGCGGTATGATCAAAATATGCCTTTTCGTTTGCGAAATCTTTATGTACATGGCTTTTTACAAGCCTTATCATAAATTCGCCGTGCGCCCTAGCGTCGCTTCCTTGTTTTTCCACCACTTGCTTGCTTGCAGCTGTGGCATCAGTATCGCCATCTGTTTTAAAGGCTGGTCGTTGCTCCATTTGCCTATCGCTCTTGGCTGTCCGCTTTGTCTGGCTAGTGTTTGAAGTATTGCGTCCGCTTTGGCGTAATATCTCTTCACTCTCTCTTTGTCGTTCTCTTGTTCGGCTTGCATTATCGCCGATACCAAAAACGCTATTTGGTAAGGCGTTATTTTTTGCTTCTTCATTGATTAAATTTCCTTTTTGAGGTATAATTGTTACGTCGGTTTCCGATCCTCGTTTAGCCGTTCGTGGGGAGCTTAGGTCGGAGAGCGCGTCCCCACCCCATATTATCTTACCTTTCAACAAATTTTTTAAATCCGTATTTTTTATAGGCGTCGCCGTTATTTCAAGTAATTCGCCGTTTTTATCCTCTACCACGTTCAAAAATTTTATAACTTTGTCTTTCTCATCTATAAAAGTTTTAAAAAATCTAAACCTTTGTGCGCCGTTTATCGTTTCTTGAGTGATAAAAAGTGGGTTTTCAAGTGTTGGTTTGATTAAATTAATATATTCTAATCTCCTCTCGCCGTCAGCTTTATCCGCCAAGTGATTAAGCATTTTATCGACTGAAATTTTAGAGGTAAATATTGGGGAAGGGAGAGAAATGGCAAATTTTAAAAGATCTTACGAAATTTTAAAGAGGCTAGAATTTAGCGATGAGAGCAATGCTTTGCATAAAAATGAAAATGAAAATGGGCTTACTTGGATGGGAATTTATGAGGCTAAAAATCCTACTTGGGCTAATTGGGGTGAGATTAAGCGCACGGCTAGAGCGTTTGGGGATTTAAAAAGTGCTAGTGTGGCACTCTTTAAAGACCCTATCCTTCAAGCTGATACGGCTAAATTTTACAAGATGAAGTATTGGGATAAGATGCTAGGGGATGAGATTATTTCTCAAAAGATAGCAGATGAAATTTTTATTTTTGGCGTTAATGTGGGGATAGCAAGAGCCATAAAAGAGGCTCAAAAAATAGTTGGCGCAAATAGTGATGGTGTGTTTGGGGAGCAGACATTAAGGGCTATTAACTCTTATGATGAGAGCAAATTTGATAAAGAATTTGATGAGATAGAGATAAGATATTATGAAGAGTTAATTAAAGCAAATCCTAGTTTTAGGGTTTATGCACGTGGCTGGAAGAGTAGAGCTGTGGCTGTGTAGGAGGAGTAATGGAGCAAAATAACGAAAGTAAAGAGGAAATTGCAACTTTAAAAAACGAGATAAAGGGGTTAAAAGAAACAATAGCGGTAATAAGGCAAGGGTTTGATGAGAGGCTAAAAAGGATCGAGAATAATGGGCTTAATCAAAGCGTAAGAGCCTTAGAGCGAGATTTTGACAGTCAAAATTTAAAAATTAAACGAATAGAGAGGAGGCAGAATGAATTCTCAAGTCTTTAAGGAGAGCTACGAACAAGCAACAAGGGATTTATTAGCACTTAGCATTAATGAAAACACGCCTTATAAAACAACACTAAAATTTTTAGACGAGCAATTTGAAAAATACGAAATCCCAGCACTACATAGGGTTAATGTCCTTTCAAATATGCTTCCTGCAATTACAACGCAATTTACAATCGCTGCAATGCAACTAGCCCTAGAGATAACTTCAAAGAATTTAAGCTTTGAGGTTGAACTTGAAAATCTTAAAAAGCAAGGCGTGGCAATGGAGGCAAATATTGAGGGGATAAGAGAACAGACAAAAACAACTGTGCTAAAAAACACAGAAGCACAAGAGCAACTAGCAGATAGAAATGAGAATTTAAAATTACAAAACAAATTGCTTCAAGCTCAAATTGATAAATTAAATAAGGAGCAAAAGTTAGCGCAAAGCCAACAAGAAGCAGTAGACCAACAAGTAAAAGATAACCGCATTATTAAAGCTTTTGGGGCGTTACTTTCTCACAATGCTGAAACACTGCACGGTGGACTTGTTTTACCAGAAGGATTAATAAAAATGCCTTTTGATTTGATACATCAACTAATAAAAAAAGATATAAGCGTATCACCTCCAACAAGCTACACTATCACAAAAAGATAACCGATGAATTATATAGGATTTGATAATTTATTAAATATATCAAATCCAAGTAGTGGGGATGTTTATGATTTTATGGCTGGTGGGATGTTTGATTACTATTACGCTGGTAGTTTAGGATACAGTCCACTTTTACCACCAAAGCCTGATTTAAGAAGCATATTTTTAGAACAAGGGCTTAGCCTAAGCGCAGCACTACTTGGATTTAATGAAGACTTTGCTGAGTTTGTATTAATGCCAATGCAAATAATAACTACAAATGACTTACAAGAAGAAACGCTAAAATCACTTCAAGAAATAGTGCAAAAAGTTAGCGATATTAAATTCATAAAATCAAAAACAAGCCATACAAATAGAAGCGATAGAATGATTGATGGCAATGGGTTTGCTAATTTTAATACTAAAAGCGAATATTCACACACTAATTTAGCTAATTTTTACAGTGAGCTAAAAAATGATAGCTTTATTGAAAATACAATAGAAAAAATCGGACGTGCTTATGCTGGGAGTGCTGGGGCAGCACTAGCTGGAATGATGTATGATTTGATTACTTTAGGGGAAGTAAATGGCGCAAATATAGCGGAGGCTGTTTATGGGGAATTTAAGAATTTAGCGATTAATACAGCAATAACAAGTGGAGTAAAAGCAATTGGGACAAGTATTAGTCCAATTGGGATTTCTATTGTAGCAGGAGCGATAGAGGCTATTATAAACGAAGCTTTTGAGGTGGCTATTGGACTTGATAGGCATTATGGCTTTGGTGGGGAACTAAATGCTATTGTTGGCGATACGATGTTTTATGATAGAAATTTTAGCTTTGTTGAAGGGATTAGGGATTTTTTAGGATTTGGGAATAATGAAAAGATAACTCAGGTTAGCAAGGACGGCTCAAAAATAACTGGAGTAAGGATAGGCAAAGATATTTACGGATATGTAAAAAGCGTTGATAGCTACGGTAAAGTTTCGCTTTCTTTGCGAAATATAAATCAAGAAAAGGCGAAATTTAATGAATTGGCAAGAAATGAATTTGAGCGATTAAAAGGGCAAGATAAAAGCCTTTCAAATCTTACAATGGATGAATTTGGCAATGTAGGCTTTAACCTAAATACAAGAGATTTATTAGCAAGGCATGGGTATGGGAATTTCGTGCAAAATGCATGGAGTGATTTAAAAGATCAGATAAATAGCGTTGTTGTAGATGCCATTAAGCCTAGCTTTACACAAGTTAACTCTTTACTTACAACAAGTGTTGCAGTAAATGTTAGCACGGCTTCAACTTTTACGCAAAGTAGCAGTAGTGGTAGTAGTGAGATATTTTTAAGAGATAGTAGGGGAAATTTTAGCTTTAGCAACACTGAGGCTGGAAATATGGTTGAAGCAATGGGGATTGTTGGATTTGGGAAAGGAACGCTTAGTATAGCTGAGACGGCAAAAAGTATGCATTTAGCAAAAGAGATTGGTCGGCAAAAATCAAATTCAAGCGATAAAAAAGAGGGAAGTTTTAGTGATAGTTTTAATAAAGACGGAACGCATAAAAGCGGAGGAAGTGCGGCGCCAAGTGTTGGTGGGTTTAATAGTGGGGGCTGGAGTAATGGTAGCTGGAATAGTGGGAGCTTTGGTTCTAGCTTTGGTAAAAGCGATAAAGGAGGTAGAAGCAAGTCTGGAAGGGAGATTAGTGGGCGCACAGGCTTTGGCAAAGAGAGTAGGGGACAAAAATCAAGAGATAGACAAAATGAAAGAAATGGAAGAAGATAAAGGGGGAAATCCCCCAATAAGCAAAGCTTTATTGCCATTTAGAGAGCAAATAGCACCAAAAATTTATTTAGTGGCTTAAGATAGGAATTGCCTAGTTTTAAGTATCTTGTATTAATAGTGGTTGTAGTTTTTAAGGTTTAATTAAGAGTGGCGGTTTAGCTTTGTATAGGTTTTTAGAAATTTTAATGTGCGCCGTAAAAAGCCCACGTCGCACTTAAAGAGTAAAATTTGTATTTGCTCGACTAAATTTGCCTTTTTGTTATGCTTCTGGCAAAAGGCGTTTAGGCTTTTAAGAGCCGATAAGCATTTCTCTTTTTCTGACTACTCATTTTTTTAGCTCCTTATTCTCGTAAATATTGCCAACTACAACCCAATCACCAAGTTCATTTAGAAAAAATTCTAGTACTTCTCGTTTTTTATCAATAGGTCTAACTGCAAAACTTCCTATGTCAAAAAATATTTCACCCATTTCACCATATCGTGGGTTTGGTAATTCTTCACTACGAGGAGCCTGCGGATAAAATCTGACTATATCTCCCTCATAAATTTCTTTGCCGTTTTCGTCTTTTAGCCCAGTAAATTGCATAACATCGAAAAAGTCAGGGCAATCTAGTATTGCTCCAAAAGAGGATACTCCATTAACAGGATAACCATCATATGTTCTCTCTACATCATATACCATTTTCTTTTCTTGTTTATCCCATGCTCTAAATTTTATCTCTCTCATTTATAATCCTTTTTAAATATATTTAATCTAATATATGTCTCCGCTGCTAATGTTATTGCTGCAAATACTAACAAGAAAATTAGCACATGCACCCCACGCCAAAATACTTCCCCACTTATAAAATAACATACTATAATGATAAACAGCGTTATCCCACTAAGGATAGTACACAGCATTAAAGCAGTGCAAGTTAGCGCAGAGGTGCTATCGATATTTACTAGTGTGTAGCACATCTGTTTTAAAAACTCATTCATTTTTGCTCCTTTAATTTAATAAAAATAGCTAGTGTGAAAATAAACAACTCGCACTAGCCACGCCACTCTTCATTTTGCCTGTTTGCCTATTTTTAATAAAATTTCACATAAGCTAGACATAATAGGACTACGCCCTAGATATACGCCATAAGTCCTATAATTTTCGCCGCGCTTAGCATACTCTCTAGCTTCTCTATCACTAAAAGTAAATACCATTCTTTCATCTACCACCCACTTTTGCGTAGTTGGGTAATAAGAATAGTCGTTTAATTCCTTTCGATCTCTTATGTAGCTTTGCAAATCGTAGTCGTTATCCAAGTTCGAAAGAATGCCAAGCTCCTTTACTAATTCTAGTTTTTTTGTGTCGCTATCGGCATCTATTAGGTTTTCGCATATTTCGTCTATTAGGTATGCTTTTGCCTGTTTAAGCCCCTCAGCCACGGTAGCTCCTTCGCTAAATAGCGTCCAATTATCAGCAAAATCCTCGTCTGTGATAATAACCTCCTTCCTTTGAACTGTTAAGCCGTAGGGTTGAGCGGTGTTTCTAGTGTCTTGGTTAAGCATTTCTTTCCCCAAATCCATTAAAAATTTCGCATCTTCATCGGATAAATAAAATGAAAATTCCTCATTATCTTGTGTCACATTAACTCCTTTAATAATTTATTTGTCAAACAAAAATTAACCAGTAAAAGCCCAAAATATCGGCTTTTGTATGGCTGTATTAAGCTTATATTAAGCCAACTATCAAACAACAGTATATGCTCCTCTAAAATTTAGTTCGTTAAATGCTTGTTCTAAAATGTCGCGCCTATACGTACCTACTTTTCCGTGCTTTTGATCAGGGATAGTTACGATTAGCACTCCCTCGCTTCTGCTTATCTTCGCAGCCTTAGTGCCTAGCCTTTGGCATTGAATTTTATCTAGGCTAACCCCTTTTAAGATGCCAAAGCCGACTGCCGTCGTATATTCTTTTAAGCTCTCATCTCTCTTTGCTGTATTTTCTAAATTTTTAAATCGCCTTTCGTCTTTTTGACGTTTTTGCTCGATAGCCGCTAATCTTTCATCGTGCTCTTTCATTAAATTTAATTGCATTTGCAGGTAGTCGATAGAGTTAAGCGGTTTTTGCGTATAGCTTCCCGTTTTTCTAATGCTAGGCAATACCTCTTTATTGACAAACATTCTAAAAGATTTTGCGTTTGGCTTGTTGCTTCGCATCAGCACGAAGTAGAGCTGCGGCTCGGTTATCATTGTAAAATTCTGCCTACCGCCTACGGTTTCAAAAGGGTATGAGTTTAACTCACTCCCTTCAAACTCCGATTTTATCGCCTCTGCAACTCTTGCTGGCGTTGTAAGTTCTAAAGCCTTACAAACATCGCTTAAGCAAAAAAGCGGTTCGTTGTTTTCATCGACCGCAACTCTAACCTCGAAATTTTCGTTTTTAAAAATTTCTAAATTCATTTCGTTTCTCCTTTTAGTTGAATTATGTTTAAAATTTTGGCTTTCATCGCATTATGATTTTTTGCTAACGCTTCTAGCGCACAAAACAAATCATAAGCGCATTCAAGTACATCGTAGCTTACTTCCTCGTTACTATCGCTTGGCTCTATCTTGTAAGCTTCTAAAAGCTCGGCAAATTTTTCTTTATTAGGGGCGGTCATTTTTGCCCCTTTGTAAGTTGTAAGATGATATAAGCAAGTAAAAGCACTTGCAAGACTTCTAAAATTTCACTCATTTTAAGCTCCTTTAGCTAAAATATGAGTAGCACAATGTTTTAGGTTTTAGGGGCTTTTCGCCCCCTTTGCTAGATCCAAATTTTAAGGATTTTGCAGATTAGATAAATCAGTATCGCGAGTTTGATTAAAAAATCTAACCTTTGCATTGTGCTACTCCTTTCTATCAAAGTCCTTATTTGTCCTTTGATAGAGTAATTATAGCTAAAATAAAACTATAAGTCAAGAGTAAAAGTATATATTAAGTATTTTTTCTTAAAAAGAAAGTATAAAAAAGGACTAAATGGCGTTTAGTTAGTCCGCCAAAAAGTCTTTGAGATTGTTTTTAAAAGCTTCTGATTTTTCAAGCTTTGATTTTAAATTTAAAGTCTCTTTGTATAGCTCAATAGCTTTACGCATAGGCTCACTAGCTTCGCCACTACCTGCATTTTTTATTGCACTTTCACTATACCCTATCAATTCGCCTAGTTGCTTGTAAGTTAAATTTAGCTCCTTGCAAGTAGCTTTTATCAAATTTTCCTCTGCGGTCATCATATCTCCTCTCGTAATGTTAAATTTATCTCTGCACTTTTAGAAATGCTAAAAAAATCTATTGCGGATTTTAGCTCTCTTATATGCTTAACGTATCCTGACTGCTCACACCATATTACGCCGCAGTTGGGGCAGGTATATGAGTAAAGTTGCTGAGTAGCAAAGGGCACACTAAAACTAGCGCAGCACTCTTTGCACTTAAATTTTATGCCTTCGATTTGCTTAATATCTACGTTTTTACAAAACGTTTGCTTTATTAGATTTTCACTCATTTTATTCCTTTTTAAATTTATTAGGCTACAATTAGGCAGTTCAAAAGTGTTGTAGGCTTGATTGAGCTTAGACCACTTTCGAACTTGAAAGGATTTGCCCCCTTGCTTTGCGAGGCTTGGGTCCCCAGCCTTTGTGCTGGGATACTATCTTATAACCTTATCTTTCACCTTGATTTTTATCTTCTCAAAATCAGCTTTTAACACTGAAATTTTTGCGTTGCTTATCACTCTTTTTGTATCAAATAGTCTTATTTGTGCTAGTAGTGCGACTTGTTTTACGCCTTGTTTATCAATAAATTTATAATATAAGCATCCTGATTTTTGAGAGGTCTTTGAGCTAAGTGGCACACCGATAAAGGCGTTTATGTAGTTTTTTATATAGACCTTATTTAAAACAAGTACTGGGCGCCTAAAATCCGCCCCTTTGCCATAAGTTTCACTGCCTAAATTTTGCCCTACGCTTAACCAATAGACCTCTCCATTAGCTACGCTTGTTCCTGGGTGTTGATCTAGCTCTTTTTTAACATCATTCCACTTATCAAATTTATCCACGCACTAGCCTTGCATTTTTGGATTTAATTTTACAAAAAGTCAAATTCAAAAGACCTTACAATTTAAAATGGTATCCCATCACTATCACAATATTGACTAACATCTATTTCATCGCTATCATATTCAGGATATTGTGACTTGCTATATTGTTGGTGTTGAGGCTGTTTTTGCTGTTGCGGTTTCTTAGGCGCTCCTTGCTGATAGCCTTGATTGTTTTGTTTTGCGTCACCTAACATTTCCATTACTTCCACGGCGACACTATGCTTACTTCTGTTTTGTCCGTTGCTATCCTGCCATTGGTCGAATTTTAATCGACCCTCGACTAAAAGCTTACTTCCCTTTTGTAGGTATTGGTTACTTACTTCCGCTTGTTTTCCAAAAAACGTGAGATCAATAAAGCACGTTTCCTCTTTTTTTTCGCCGTTTAATGTGTATTTGCGAGTTACGGCAATGCTAGAGCTACCTATCGCTGCGCCGCCCTGGGTATAGCGCAAATCAATATCTTTTGTTAAATTCCCTACTAAAACTATTTTGTTAAACATTTTTGTTGCTATCCTTGTTTACAAAATTTATTAGTGCGATACTTTCCGGAAAAATATTTATTTTTGGCGCATACGCTTCATAATCGAAGCGCTCTTTTAATATTCTCCCTACCTTAGGATGCTTTAAATACCTGATTATCTCGCCCTCTGCTTGTCTAACGCGCTCCAGCGAGACGCCAAAAATACTCCCTATCGCTTTAAGCGTTTTCATTTTGCCCTTATATCCAAATCTTAGCGACAGCAATTCGTCCCAACGCAAAAAAAGCTGACTGTTTCTTTTTGAAAAAGTATCGCTCAAAATTTTTGCTTCAACCCCTTTTTCTATTAAAAAATAGAGTTCTTTTCGATATTCGCCGCTTTCAATCAGTCTTTTTTTTACGACCATTAACTCGCTCTCGCTTAAAAAGCTGTTTATCATCATTTCCGGGCGTCGTAACACTTCTCTTGCGTAATATAAAACAGTCTCTATTGGCAACTCGAATGTTTCGGCTGCCTTTTTAACGGATATTTTCATTTTTAACTCCTTAAATTTTCCATTAGCGCATCAATACTATTTGGATCGGCTAAATATCCCATAACTTCATCTACGCTTAGCCTTTCAACTAAATTTTCAGCCTCTATTTGCGTTGCTCCCCTACGCATTAACTCGCTTTGTAGTAGGTCGTGGGGAAGTGGGGCGATTTCAATTTCAAGAGGTGCAGCTTCGATAAATTTAGCTTCCTTAGTTTGTGAATTTTTTGCACTAGCTGAACTGCTTTGTTTTTCCGAACTACTCAAAAGCTCGTTTAGATCAGCTTTTGGCGCTTGAGTAGCTTCTTGTTTTGTGATAGGCTCGTCCTCTACGCTTACAGCTTGGGCTAGGCGATCATTTATCGGCAAACGTGAAGCTACATATTTAAGAGCTTTGGCTTTATACATTTCCTCCGCCCAGTCTAGCCAGATATATTCAAGTTTGTCTTTTTTGTTTTGATTTTGGCTTTTTAAGCGTAGTTTTTCTAGTTTTTTCTTGCTAACAAATTCGCTAAAGACATTATCGCTACTATCTTTTGCATATACGATCATGCCTACTAAGTGATTAAATACCCAATCTCCCTCGTCATCGCTTCGCTCGTTATAATTTGGGATAAAATGTATCTTGTCATCAAGTCCATTAAACTCTAGGCTAAAATCATCACAATCATAAACGGCTACTGCTCTAAATTTCCAGCCGTTTTTCATGCCTAAACTAATAAGCCCTTTATAGCCTATTTGAAGTTGAGCGGTTTCGCTACCATTTTTTAGCTTAAATGGCACTACGTAGGCTTGTCCGAAAAGCTTATTTGGATTTAGTCCTATTTGGACTATTTGCATGGCTGTATTTACTATGCTTTCAACGCTACAATTCCTTAACCCAGCATCGTTTGCCATATTTGCGATAGCACTAGCAAAAATTGAAGCCTTAGCTTTATCATTGCCAACTATTGTTTGAATTTGGCTCATTTTTGAGCCCACTAACGCCCTTGCGTTTTGTTCTCTAGTTTGTATTTGGTTCATTGCTCATCTCCTGTTTTTTAATTTTTTTATCATATTTTTTTGAAAAATGTATATGCCTAGCTAAAGTATAAGCCGTAATCCTAGAGCTATCAAAAAGATCATCGTCTCTGCCAACGGCTTTAAAATAGCAACTGATCCGTATTATTTCATCACCTAATTTATATTTTGCAACACTTCTGTTGTTGTTGTTAAATTTATACTCATCGCTTTTTCGATAATCTCCATAATAAACGTAAAAGTATGGGTCGTATTTTTGGCTTTCTTCGTCATGGTTTAAATCGTAAGCCACTTCATACTCGTAATTTCTATCGTCTTCGCAGTCAAAAAACATATAATCAAAAATACTAAAAATCTCTTTTTTGATGTTCTTTTCTAGTTTTTTAATTAGATATGAAATCTTTTCTTCCGTCATTTTATCCTCCTAAAATTTATTAATTAATATGCTAATTGGTTTTAAAATAGCCCTACTAAGCTTAGAAAAAATGCTATCTTTCTTAGTTAGGGCTAAAGCCTCTTTTGTAAACAAAGTGTTAGTCCTTTTTGATAAGTTAGTGGTGTCAACAAAAATCCTATCAAAAAAGGGGCTAATCTCCTCGATTATTATTGTATGTATTAAAGCTGCTAGGTCTTTATCAAATTTCTTTGCGTTTTTTGCTGTTAGTGAGCTTTTAAATACAAAATAATCTACTCTCTCCTTTTTCATAAAATAAATGCACTCATAAAGTGCTGGGAATTGCTTGGCGCAATCTAGGAAGTAGCTATTTACTGCCATGCTTGATAGATACTTGTTGATAATCTCATAAGGCTGGGGGATATGGTCTTTTACCTTACTGATTATCCACTCTTTTTGCTTATCTACTGAGTGATTTTTAACGCTAAAATCCTCCCTAGTGTATCTATCTACAACCATTTTAATTTCATTATAAAACATTGTCCTCCTTTTTTATGAAATAATCGTCCCCATTTGCATACGCCATAACTGCTCCTATGGCTGTATAACTCTTTTCTAGCTCTTTTTGGATTTTGGCTAGGCTTAAGATTATTTGCTCGTTTTTTTCTTCTAGCTTTTTGTTCTTGTCTTTTAGGCTATTTATGGATAGCTTTAATGCGTTGTTGTTTGAGCCTATTTTTATATTTTCCAGCCAAATCTCACGATAGCTTGGGTGTGCTGGGGTGATTGGCTTAAATTTTGGATCATAAAAATTTAAGCTATCTAAGCTATTTTTAGCCTTTTCTAGCTCGTGTTTTAAAACAACTATCTTGTCATTATGCTGTGAAATTTGGGCTTTTGTAGCCTAAAATTTGCCTGTGGTGGTAGGCGTTTTGGCTAATACGCACCGCTTCTAATGAGGCGATTTTATCTACGTAGTGGCTCACGCTTTGGCGTTTTAGCTTAGCTTCCATTGTGTTAAAAGCTTTGATAAACTCTATTTTCCACTGATACGCCTTTTGCCCTGTAAAGCCCATAACCAAAAGAGAGAAGCCATCACGAGTTAGGGCGTAGCAAGGTAAAATGCGCCCAATTTTGTCTATGTAGCTATGTTTAGCGAAATTTGAGCTTTTAAATTCATCGTCTGGGAGTTTGCTTATCGTTCTTAAAACGTGTCTGTGCTCTTTGCCAAAAACTTCGCTAAGCTCGAGAGAGCCGATAAAAACTCTCTCGTCCGTAACGCTAAAATTTACGTTTATTTTGTTTATAACGGCATTCATTTTACACCGCCTAAGCGATAAACTAAAACGGCGAGTAACGCAACTATGACTAAATCCAAAACGGCGTTAAGTGTCTGCATCTTGACCCCTTTATGATATAATTTCAGGGAGTAAAGCGAATAAACCTAGTTGGGGCTTTCGCCCCTTGACCTACCTTTTTATCTGTTTGATAAGCAGATAGATAGTCCAAAGCTTGATAGCGGCTACTATCAACTCTAAGACTAGGTTTAAAGTCTGCATCGCTTTACTCCTTTTGTTTTATTTCAAAAGTTAGTTTTTCTAACTTTTGATACGAGAATTATATAATAATTTTATGTAAAAGTCAAGAGTAAAGATAGTATTTTTATAAGATTTTTCAAAAAATAGTTAAAATTTTTATTCAGCCCAAAATTGGGCTCAATAAAAAACTAACTATTTGCGAGATTTTTTATAATTTTATGTAAAGCTCTAAATTCTGCAAGTTCATCTAATAGCTTTTGGTTTTCTTTTAGCAATTTTATAGAAGCTTCGGTTTGCATACTTATTTTGTTTGTAGTGATAGCAACCTTTAAACTGCCCTCTGTCATTCCGATTTTTTCCGCCAGCTCCTTATACGTTAAATTTCTCTCTTTGCAAAATTGTTTTAGCTCATCTGCAGTCATTGTTCGTCCTTGTTTTAGTGTTTGTAGATGTCTTGTAGGTTGTATTCGATAGCGTGGATATAAAAGCAGTTGTTCGTTATGCTACCGAATATCCTACTATCGCCTGCGCGGATAATAAAAATTTGGCTTTTAACCTGCTCTAAGAAATTTTTTACTTTGCGTTCTTTCCATTGCCAATTACTTATTTCGCACTTCTCACAACCGCCTATTTGTTGTTGCTTGGGTATTTGTATCAGCTCGTGCGGCTTTTTCTCCCTTATAAGCATTAGGGTTTTTACTATCTTTTGGACTTTGGTCTTATCGTTGATATGCTCGTGTGAGCTAGGTAATAGTCCAAAATCACAATCTTTGATTATTTTAGTAAAGCTTACATCTAACGGCTTTGAGACGCTCTCTTTTATTGATGAGAGCGTACGCTTTTGTGTGGTCTCTTTTAACTTCATCTTTCAACTAAAGGCGTAAAAAACTCTTTTAGGCTATCTTGCGTTATCTCGTTATTTTTGTCTTTCTCATAAGCCGCAAGCCACGGCATTTCGGTATGAGTTTTGTCTCTTAATCCATAAGCGGAATATTTGTTGTAAATTTCTAGAACTTCTTCTACTAGCTTGATTTGCTGCGGGTGTAATCCTAGCCCATCTATCTGTTTTTTGTCTAAAGCTTCGCTTTGCATTTGCTCGTCGCCGTAGTTTATAGCCCATTTCCAAACTTCAGGCACGACTGGACCGTGCAGCCACGCTTCTATTTTTTCATCAAAGATAGGAGTTCCAAACATCGCTAAATGGTATCCTTGCACGTAATAAAGCAATTTTAAAAGCTTTAATCTGCTTGTATATTCTGCCATCTCGTCGTCGCTTTTTAATATAGCTAAAATCAATTTAGCCGTATTTACCGCTGAAATAGTAGTCATTTTAGCCTCTTTCTCTTTTTTGTGTAGTCAATAAATATTACACTAAATAAGCTAAAAGGCATATTAAAAGGCATATTTTAGCTAACTTTGCCGTAAAACTTAACGGCATCGACTATCTTTTTCGCCGTTTGCTCGTCTACGCCGTAGATCGCGTCTCGCAGTTCGTTTTCGTTTAGCGTGTTTAAAAACAACCCCAGCCCCACGAGGTCGGCGGTATCGAGCCTAACGTCTCGTAGCTCTTTTAATATCTGCCCTAAATTGCAACGCTCTAATAAATCCGCCAATTCCACATCGGCTACGGCATCTATACTTATTCTCATTTTTTTATCCTTTCAAATCTACGCTATATTTTCGTAAAATTTCCACGTTGGTAGGCTTAAAGTTTGCACCGCTTCTATCTTGTTGCCATTTCTTTTCGCATATCCCCACCACTTATTATGTTTTTTGCAAAACTTGTAACGCTCAAGTAGCTTAAGATATGTTTCTCTTCCTTTTTCTATTGTTATGTAGTCAAGAACGTAACGCCCTATAAGATAAGGAGGCTCCGTCTCAACTACAATAAACAAGAAGTCATTGACCTTTTTGCCTAAGCTTCTTAAAATATCGCTGTAAAAGGCGGCTTGAATGTGGTAATTAAGGTTACCAATTGAATTAGTAAATCCAACTTCTGAAGCATCTGAGGCTGTTTTTAGGTCGATTATTATTCCCATTTTTTCATTGTAAAAATCAGGGCGGCATCTAACCGCAACACCCTCTATTTCGCTAAAATAGCTTTGTTCGGCTAATCCATCTTTTAAGAAAAAAGTTGCGTCCTTATCGGTAAGAACTGAGGTAGCCATTTTTAAAGCTGTTTTAATACTATCCCAACTTATCGGTGTTTTATCGCCTAGTTTTTCTAAAAAATTTTTATAAATTGCTTTGCCCTCTTTAGTGCGTTTATCGGCTGCAGGGACTATTTTAAACTCATTTAAAAAATCTTCTCTTTCTAGTACTAACTTATGTACGCACGAGCCTAAGATCAAAGCATTGCTAGGCGGTTTTTTAAGCTCCTTTTTCATTTTAAATTTCAAAGGGCTTTTAGCTAATAAATCAAGATCGCTTTTTGAAATTTCAGGACGTGCGTGGTAGCTTTTAATGCTAATTTTCTCTGCTACGTACCCTTCTTCTTCAAAGCTAATTTCTAGCATGTTAATACCTCGATTTTAGATAAATTTGTTATACCTGCCTGGGCTAATAGCTCTTTTATTTTCTCTTCTAACTTATAACGCGGAGCGTTTAGCGGAGCTTTAATAGCAAAGGTGGCTTGGATTACATAAATCGCCTTATCCTCTTGCAGTGGCTCTTGGCTTTGCAAGATTGTTTGTTTGGCGTTACTAATTGCCTCTTTTATTAGCTCCTCTTTTGCACTCAAAATCGCCTCTTGTCTTTCTAATTTAGCACTTGCTAAAAGCTGCGCTTCTCTTTGTGCGGCTCTTTCTTCCATCTGGGCTTTTTCTCTAGCCGCTCTTTCTTCTGCCTCCTCTCTTGCTTTTTGGGCTATTTGCGCTTCTTTAGCTAACCTTTCTTGTTCTATTAGCCTAGCTTGTAAAATTTCGTTTTCAAGGGCTTGGATTTTAGCTTCTATTGCCTCTTTTGTGGCTTTTGTTAAGCTACCAGATTGTGTTACTGCGCTTAGTTTGATTAGATCAGATATATTTATCCTCTCAAAATTTAGATTTTTCTCATCGCAAAGGTTTTTGGCGTATAGCCTTATATCGTTAGCTATTGTTTCAAGTTTAGCATTTTCAAAACTTGCCACTGCGTCTGCTATCTTGCCTCTACCATTACTAATAATCTCTTCAATCTCTTTTTTTTCGGCTTTTAGTTGATTTATTGGGGCTGAGAATTTATCGATAAAAACTTTATATCTATCGCTAATTTCAGCCTTAACTTTATTAAAATTCGCCATTACTTGCTTTGCTTGGGGGATGTTTTCCTCGGTTACATTTAACGAATACTTTTGCACCTCCCCAATAACTCTAGCTTTTATTTCATTAAAATTTGTTTTTAAAAGCTGATTTTCTACTGTTTTTGCCTCGTAAGTTACGATTAATTCCATATTTTCACTCATTTTTTATCCTCTCCCCATAATTTTTGGGCTATTTGTAATTTTTGTGTTAGGTCTTTTACCGCTTTTGTTGCGTACGTTAGGCTGTAGTCGTGCTCTCTTTGTATCGTGCCATTTTTTAGCCCTTTTTGATACTCTTTAGCTTTTTGTAGCTGGGCGGTAAAATACTCTAGGCTTTGTGGCATTGAGAGATTTATCTCCTGCGCCTTTTTTTCCCAATGCTGCGCCTTAGCTGCTTTCTTATCTGCTATCTCCTCTTCTTTTACAGCGTTTCCTATCCTGCGCCAATTCCGATCTATTAATGCTCTGTGGCGGTGTTCGCTGCGATGTCCTATTTTTATTGGCTCAGCAAGTCTTAAAAACTCCGCTCCTTCTTGGCTTTTTTCGTGCCACTTTTTAGCTTTTGCTTCGTGTAGGGCTTGTGAGGTGCTGTATTTGTCAGCTTTTCTTGCTGCGTAGCTCTTCTCTTCTAGCCTTACAATAGAGTAGTAAAATTTCTCTTCCTTTTGCTCTATTAGATTATAAACTTCACACTCTACTTCTTCGCCGTATTGAGTTGTTAGCGTTATTATCTCGCCCTTGCTATGTGGCTCATCGCACTTAGCTAACCAGACATTAGGGCAGTATTTTTTAAACTCATTCATTTTTATCCTTTAAAAAAATAAGGCAAAAATTTTAAGTTGCCTTAATATTTCCTTGTTTAAATCATCTTCTTCTACAATATCTTTGTATTGAGAACGAAGACGAAAAATGCTGTTTTCTGCAGAAATTAAAATATCCTCGCAGCTATTTTTAAACTCATCAAATTTTTTATCTACTATTTCTTCGATTTGACAAAGCTTATCAAAGTCGCTGTTAGGATCTCCTGTTTGTGGCACATACATTTTAGCTCCTTAAATACCCTAAATACCCTAAAAACTCTACTTTGCTAAGTTGCCTTTCTACTTCGTCCCATAATCTTTTTTCATCTACGTCGCTTTTATATGATAAAATAAGATAGGTTATGTTACGCTCAAAAAATGAAAAAACATCTTCGCAGTGTTTTGAAAAAGACTCAAATCTATCATTTTTTAGCTCGTTTTGGTACACTTTTCTTAGTGAAAAAGTCCTACTTTTGCAAAAACTCATTTTTTATCCTTTTAAAATTAAATATTTTATATTTTTAATCAACCGTCCTTTGTTACTTGGACGAGAAAAAAGGGTAAATAATCGCTTTAAAAATCTCATTTCCTCGCTCCTTTTTAAAGGATTTTATTTAAATTTTGCGGACTTTTTCGTTTTTTCTAGCGGCTGTGAAAAACTATCCTAAATCAGCCCTGGTACCAGGTAGCAGCTTCGCCCTACTACTGTGCTTCAAACGTGATTAACCTGCAACTCGCAGGAGGCTCACTCTGTCAAAGCTTTGATGCAATCTAAGCTATGAAGCCTATCTACTTTTTGTTTTGATGTGAGAAGTATAATACTATTGAACTTAAAAGAAAATAAAAAAGATCTACATTATTGAACTATTTTTAAAAAGTATATAATTTTGCGTTTAAAGGTAGGCTGGGGAGCAAGTATAAATTTGTGTGAGTAATCAGGTGTATTTATGAGATATAACAAAAAGCCGCTTAGATATAGCGGCTCTTATTGAATTAATATGGATATATAGGGTTGGCTTTATAATATTGCCTATTGCCTTGATTTTGTAAAGCGTCCAAAGAATCGTTCATTTGTCGTAAATTCCTATTTACAGAGTTAATTGTATTTTGATTTTGCCTATTTATCATAGCATTTGTGTTGGCGTTGAGACCATTAGTCCATGCATTCATTGCATCAAAAATACTATAATTATTTGCAGCCGCTGAGGCCCTTGCTGCTCTCATTGTAGTTATATAGTTAAGCTCTGCCTCGCTCATAGGCGAAACACAACCTATAAGATTTTCATCGACCATTTTCTGGATTACATCAAGTCTTTTAGCCTTCAAGGCTGTCGTAAGTTCTTCTTTTTCATAGGGAGATACCCAAAAAAGATCTCCTGCTTTACAAGAATATATCCCCATCTTATAAGTATCGGCTATTTGATCCTCTTCCAAAATAATCCCTTGTGCATCGACTGGGGCATAATAGGGGATGCCTTTAAAAAAGCCTACATCTCTATTATTTGGGTTAAACATGCAACCAGCAAACAATAAAGAAAAACAACTAACATAAATGGCCTTTTTCATTTTTACTCCTTGTTAAAAAAATATTATGTTGCAATTATGGCAAATTTTAGAATAAAAGTATATAAAAATTAGCGTTTTCTCCACGCCTATTGGTAAATTTTTTATATCGTTTAGTGTATAATCACAAATAAAACAAGATAGATGAAGGACTAACAATGCATACATTAACCATACAAGCAGACGAAGCGTTAATAAGCCAAATAGTAGCAATAAGTAAAGCTCTAGCTAATACGACTAATCAAAGGCTAATTATCGAGGATAGTTACGCAGATGAGCTAAACGCTCGAGCCGATGAAGCCGAGCAGGGCAAAGGGCTAGTAGATGAAGCCAAGGCACACAAGATCATAGAGCAGATAAAAGACGGCGAATATGCACGTAAAATTTCATAATCGCTTTTTTGACGAGCTTAACGCAATAAAAGAGTTTATCGCAAAGGATAGCGTAAGTAGAGCCAACAGCTTTGTCGATGAGGTTTTTAATAAGTGCTTAGATTTAAAAGATACACCCACAGCTCATAGACTTAGCCAAAAAGTAAAAAAGAGTAATGCTAGAGATTTGATATTTAAAGGTTATGTAATACCTTACTTGGTAGATGATGAGGCTATTTACGTGCTAGGCATTTACAAGGCTAATGAGTGGGAAGTATTCTAAATAGTGTCGCCGTCAGATATTTTTACGACTTTACTTTGCTCGGCAGTTAGCGAGATCAGAGGCGTTAATATTAATAGTAGTCGTACTATTAGTGGTTGTTTTATGCTCATATGGGTGGTAAAAATACCATGCTATAGCAGTAAGGATTATAATAAGTAACATGATAATATTAAATGAGTTTAACGGCTTAAACTTGGAGCTTTCATCATCTTTTCCATAATGTATCTGTTTAATAAACGAAAATAAAGAATTAAGGATATTAACTATAAAAATAGCAATTAATGATATAACTGCAATTAGTCTATAAATACTAGCCTTGTCTATGTTTTGTAAAACGGATGTAGAAAAAGCAAGACCACTTACAAATGCGAGAATAATTGAGGCAAATATGCCCAATATAACTATATAATTTGTTTGAATTTTCTTTATATTATAGTCTACTTCTTGGTATTTGCTGTTTATTTCCTTTATTTCTCTCTTTATTCCTTCCTTTGTTTCTTCCTTCGTTTTTTTGAGTTCAACCATAGTACTATTAATTATTGAAAATTTTAAATAATCAAGCCTGGCGTAAACTTCAAGACTGTGCAAATTGTTTATTAAATTTTCTATTTCGTTAGTAATATCTCTGGCATTTAGTTTACATATAATATCTGCTATATTGGTTAGTATTACCACAAATTTAGCTTCTGTTTCATTGGCGCTTGTGCTATTGAGTGTAGGATCTCCTATGCTAGAATTAGGAAAGGCAAAACTTATTTTTTGAGATAAGCCGAATTCTTTTAATGACTCTACTAGTTTTGAAAACTCCTTGTTTATTTCTTTTTCTTTCGTATTGATGAGATTCTCCAGCTCATCGGATATTAGCTTGTTTTCGGTTACTTTGGTATCTTTATAATTTTCGTTATTGCTTTTTGGGTATTGCGATAAAAGATTCAATATATTTGTTAATTCGTTATATCCGATAACTTTTTTCATAATCCAGCTTCTTCTTTAATTAATTTCCTATTTATTTCACCCCACTCATTTCCCTCTTCTTTGAATGTATTAAACCATGCGCCATGTTCTTGGTGATTAAAATAAACAAGCAACCAAGGATCTAAACTAGCAAATTTTATTATTTTCTTATCAATTATTTCTACCAAATCACTTGTTATTTTGACGCCATCTCCATCCTCTTCATTTGTAAGAATTGGTACATCTTTTGGCGTTGGTATTTTATCTCCACCATATACTGCATATTCTCTATATACATTTTCATTAACAGTTCCGTGCCTCCAAGCCTTAAAAGACTCATTATTATTAATTAGAAACTTTTTGGTACGCTTTAAGTATACTAAATTTATAAAATACAATATTTTTTGTAGTTGTAAATTGCTTATAGGTTTTTTAAATTCATTACTTTTTGCAATAATATATTTTGCTAAATCCATCGCTTTCATTTTTGCTCCTTTTCGATAAAAAATCAATGAAATTATATTAAATTTTTAAGACATTTTGTATCTAATTTATGGTTTAAAAGTATAAAATTTTAAAAGAACTGTTAAAAGAATTGTGAATTATATCAAAAAAATAACTATTTTTGTACATATTTTAGCAAAAAATATACTATATTGAGCTGAAATTGATCTTTTCTTTAAAAGCAGGCTCAATACGATACCTGCTTTTTTAGATCAAGCCTTCCCCTAAAACCTCTTTAAATTTATGGATACCGACTACGCGTCTACTTTATCCCATAATCCTCAAACGTTAGACCTTTATATACTTCGCAATGGACTTTACCGCAGACTTTGCCAAGTATCTCACACTCGTAGCCCTCTTTGTGCGGATATATATCGCTATATTTTGGATTTAGACTTATTAGCTTTATCTTGTTTTGTGGCAAAAACTCAACTCTTTTAATATAGACGACATCGTCCATTCTGACAATATAAACACCAGCTATCCGCACAAAACCGCCCCTACCTGCTACCATATCAGCAATAGCCCAGTCGCCCTCGTAAAAATCAGGCTCCATGCTATCGCCTACCACTTCAAAGATGCGCAAATTTTTAGTATCAAGTCCCTTTAAAAATGCTCTATCAACTGCGATCTTGCGCTCGTCTTTTTGAAGCATATTAAGATCATAAACACCCTCGCTACCTGCGCCTACGCGCATTTGGGATTTAGGGACATATATCATATTTTCTTGGGGCTTAGAAAAAAGGTTTTGCATTATAACTTCGTTCACATCCAATTTTAACACTTTAGCTATGCCTATCATATTTTTAAAGTCAGGAATAATAGGCTCTTTCATAAACCATTTTTTAATCGATGATTCAGTAATGGGGTAGCCAGCATTTGTCATATCTATTGCTAAATCTGCATATCTAATTTTTTTTTCTTTCATTTTTTCTTTTAAAAAATCAGTATTTAACAAGAAGTCCATATTTAATCCTTTCTTAAAAAAGTTCAGTTTTATTATACCACTACTTTTTAAAAAAATAGTTCAATAATATAGAGCTTTTTTAACTTTTTTTAAGTTCTTTTAAATTATACTTTAAGCCATGAACAAGAAAGAATTAGGACAAATCTTAAGAAAGCACTATGGCGCTAAGTCATCAATGGTAAAAAAGGTAAGGGCTGGAATAAACAAGCCCTCTTATGAAATGATGGTGAAGTTTGACGACGACGGAGCGCCATTAGAGCTTGGGTGGATATTAAAGAGTGGCTCGCCAAACAAACACAAGAAGCAAACGAAAAAGGAGAACAAAAATGAGTGAAGAAGAAAAAAAGAAAGAGAAAGATTTTAGAAAGTCGCTTAAAAAGATGCTTAAAGAGCTTAACAAGCTTCCTGTAGAAGACCAAGCCAAGATGGTAAAAATGTTAGCTAGTTACTGCTCTATGAGAGCTAATTATGATCTTTAAAAATATTAAGGAAATCAAAGATGAGTGAAGTAGAAAAGATAAAAATTGAAGAGCGAATAAGGCTTTTTGATGAAATTTTTATAGATATATCAAAAACATTACGAAAACTAGAAAGAAACGACCAAATCAAGATGATAACGCTCATTATGGATAGATTTTCTTATAACGAGCACCTAGAGTTTGAAAGGTTGAAGACTATCTCGTGGGTATTTCCACAGGCATTTAAAGCTTAGTCTTGTTTTGTTGTTATTTCTTTCAAGATAAGGCTATATGTGTCGGTAACTTCTTTTACAAAGTCACAAGTGGGCTTATCTCTCTTGGCGTAAGGATCTTCGCTTACTATGTAAGGCTTTAAGATGCCTTTTTTTAGGAAGTATTTTGTTAGCTCAAATGCTATCTCTTTATCTGTCATATAAGTCCTTTTTTGTGGATTTCTTGGCTTGGTCGCTTTGAAATTTCAAAAGGGCTTATCTGAAAGATAACTTAAGGAGCGTGTAATGGTGGCAAATAATAGCTTAGAAGCATATAAAAAAATAAAGCCAGAGCTAAGAGGTAAGCGCAAAGACATTTATGAGATGTTTTGCGAACATAAAGACGGAGCAACAAGACAAGAAATTTCACGCTGGTATAAAATAGAGATAAATAGCGTATGTGGGCGTGTAAATGAGCTAATACAAGGTGGGTATTTAATCGAGGTGGGGTCAAAAAAAGATGCAAAAAGCGGACACACAACAGCTTTACTAAAGCCTACTAAAAGGATAGCGTAATGAATATTCCATTATATCTTTTGGTGGCTCTTTGTGCTATGGCGATACTTGATGCATTTATTGAAATTTTAAAGGGGCTAAGATGAGTGATAATTTACAAAATGGATATGCGATTTGCTTTAATTCTTGGCTATTTGATGAAAGGATACAAAACGAGCTTAGGCTCTTGCTTTTAATCTCTTCATTATCGGCTAAAGAGGGCTACTGCTACGCTGATAATGAATACTTAGCAAGCAAACTAAATAAAACTGCGGTTTGGGTTTCAGGTGCTATTTCTAAATTAAAAAAATATGGCTACGTTGAAGTTGAGTTACAAAAATTTGGAGCAGTGGTAACAAATAGAAAAATCAAACTACTTGCCCTAAATAACGAGAAACAACCGCCGTTAAAAAATCCTTTAACCGCCGATAAAGAAAATTTTAACGGCGATGCAGAAATTTTTGAACCGCCATATAATGTTTGCGCGCGTAATAATAATACAAACCAGGAAAATTACAAACTATTAAAATTACAAACTAATAATAACCCCCCCCTACCCCCTAAGGGCATTTTGCTACCTGACTTCATCGATCCAAATCTTTGGCAAGAATATCTAGCCTACAAAAAAGAGCGACGTGAAAAATTAAGCTCTAAGGGCTTGCAGATGAAATTTAGCGAGTGGGCTAAATGGCGCGATGAGGGCATAGACGTGAACGAATGCATAAGAGAAGCAATACGTAATGAGTGGCAGGGTGTTTTTAAACCAAATCCAACCTACAACAAAGCACAAAGTGGCTTAAGCCTAAGCGTAGAGGACGTAAGACGTTTTGGTGGCGATGTGAGCTACTACCTAGAGAGCACAAGAGAAACCAACGCCATAACAAATCAAAACGTGGCAAATACCCAAAACAAGGAGCCGTTTTAAATGAACCGCATACAAACGATCAAAGAAGCGCTTGGCGTAAATGAAACCCAAGCACTAATCACAGCAGAGCTTTTAAAACCGCTAAAAGATGAGGATATTATCCCATTTTTTGCGTATAGGGCAAATTTCATCCAGCCTAAGCAATCAAGCGAGCTAATCACAAAAAACGCCGTGGCAGCTTTTAGGAAACAAAAGGCGCTAGAGGCGATAAAAGAGGGCAAATTTAGCTTTAAGAGCGTTGATCAGCTAGCCCTGTTTGTAAAGACCTTTTTTCGCAATGAGAGGCTTTGCTATGGGGCGACTTATGAGGATTTTGTGATTATAGGCGTAGATGAACACGGAAACCTAATCAACCACTACGACATCAACCAAGCAGGTAAGCCTAAGCAACTAAGCTGCGATAACGAGGCGGAGGTTTATGCGTGGCTTTTTGAAAATCAAAAGCGTATCGGTGTGATTAAATATATTAGCAAAGCAGAAGTAGAAGAAGCTAGAAAAAAAGAAGCCGATAAGCAAGCAAAGCTAGAGGCAGAAAGAAAAGTAAATTTACTTCCAGCCGACCCAGACGCACCGCTAGAAATCACAAAGGAAGCACGCCAAAAAATGGTAGCAGGCTTAGAGGCAATATATCACAACATATCAAAAAAGAGTGCGTAAGATGAAAGCTGTTTATATCACGATAGCAGAAGCAGGGGCAGGCATAATCGCAAAGGTAGCGGACGAAAACAAAAAGATACTTGATAGCTTTGAGATAAGCCGTAATGACGCAAGCGGTGTGCTTGAGATAATGAGAAAATGGAATGAAAAGCACAAGAGCGATGATACAAAGGGGCTATTTTAATGAATACGTTTAATTCTGCCCCTCTACCATTTCAAGGGCAAAAAAGAAACTTTATTAAGCAATTTAGAGAGCTAATAAAAGACGAGTTTAGACCATATAAAGACGGAATTTTTATCGATGCTTTTGGCGGCTCTGGTCTGCTTAGCCACAACATCAAACAAATTTATCCAAATGCAAGGGTAATTTATAACGACTACGATAATTACAGCGAGAGGCTGGCACATATCGACGAAACAAACGAGATTTCACAAGCAATAGAGCCTATCACAACAAAATATAAGAAAAACGAAAAATTAAGAGAAGAGGATAGAGAAAAAATTATAAAAATAATAGATGAGTATATAAAGAGAGGATATTTTATCGACTGGCTAACATTTAGCTCAAGACTTCTTTTTAGTGGTCACTATGTTCATAATGAAGCTGAATTTAAAAAAGAAAAGACATTTTATGCAAGTAGTCCCAAAATGCCTTTATGCCAAGCAAATGGTTATTTAAACGGCGCCCAGATAATCCGCAAAGATGCAAAGGAACTAATAAAAGAATTTGAGGGCAAAGACGTGGTATTAGTGTTAGACCCACCATATTTGCAAACAAGCAAAGCAGGCTATAAATGCTTTTGGGGCATACGCGATTTTTTAGAGCTGATTAAATTAGTACGCGAACCGTTTATATTTTTCTCGAGCGAGAATAGTGACATTTTGCCATACATAGACGACCGTATAGAGCGCGGAGATGAAGTTTTTAAAGGATATGGTTTAAAGCAAGCGTTTCTTTCCGATGGAAAAAAGACTGATTATATGATTTATAAAAGCGGAGCAAGAGGGTTATTTTGATGAGTTTGGGATATGCGGTTTTTAGGTTAGGGTGTCACGCACACAAAAGGGAAAGCATAGAAAAATACGAGGAGGTAGCTGATGAGAATTGGCAACGTTTCGGTGAATGTTAGAAATAAATATCACAACCGCAAAACCAAAGGCTTTGATAGTGCAAAAGAGTGCAGGCGTAACCAAGAGCTAGAAATCATGCAAAAAGCAGGCGAGATCAGCGAGCTAAGGCGCCAAGTGGCTTTTGTGCTAATGCAAAGCTACACAATACCAGACGAAACAACCAAGCAAGGCTTTAGAACTGTGCGTGAGATCAGATACATAGCGGATTTTACCTACCGCCTAAAAAATGGCACACGCATAATAGAGGACGTAAAAGGAATGCAAACGGAAGTTTTTAAAATCAAACGAAAACTACTAGAGAGAAAAATAGCCCTTAAAGAGATAGAGGGTGAGTTTAGGATTTATTGATGGCGAAGCTAACAGAGGCAATAAAAGAGAAAATTTTGGCTGACTTTCATACTGGTAAATTTTCACAAAGAGAGCTAGCAAAAAAATACAGCGTATCAAATGGCAGTGTGGCTAATTTACTAAAAGGATTAACACCAAAAAACGAGCATTTAGTAGAAGCTCAAATAACGCTATTATCGGCACAAACTCAAAAATCAGAAATAGAAATGAGCAGTATTTTGAGCACTGCTAAAGATGAGGCATATAACCGTGGATTAATCTTTAACGCTACGCAAAAAAATCTTAATAGAGTGATAGATATGCTAGATAAAAATACTAAGCTTGAAAAGATTAACGTGGGGGAAGGGGTGCAAAATTTTGAACCTGTAGAATTAAATGCGAATGATTATAAGGCACTGCAAGATATGATTGATAAGGCTAGTTTAACACTTGGGGTTAATCAAAGAGGAGTTACAACACAGATAAATAACGCAAACGTGCAAAAAGATGAAACAAAGATAATAATTGAGCGAAAGGAGCTAAAGTGAGTGATATAAATTTAAGCCTAAGCTATACGCCCCAACAAAAAGAGGTTCTTTTTAACAACACAGCTAGATTTACTACGATAGAAAAAGGTCGGCGATTTGGCTTTACAAAAGGTATGGCAAATGCGTGTATTGAGTGGCTTTTAGAGGGTAAAAAGATACTTTGGGTAGATACTATAACATCAAATTTGCAAAGATATTATGAGCGTTATTTTTTGCCTGAGCTAAAAGCCTTGCCAAAGGAGCTATATAAATTTCACTCACAAGATAAAAAGCTAAGTATTGGGGAAGGTTATCTTGATATGAGAAGCGCAGAACGCCCAGAAAATATCGAGGGTTTTGGGTATGATATTGTGATATTAAATGAAGCTGGAATTATTTTAAAAGATGCCTACCTTTGGGATAATGCAATAAGAGCCATGCTACTAGATAATCCAAAATCAAGAGCGTTTATAGGCGGCGTGCCAAAGGGGAAGAATAAGTTCTTCGAATTAGCGCAAAAAGGAATGAGAGAAGAAAAGGAGTGGAAGAATTTTCAATTTAGCACGTATGATAATCCACTGCTAAAAAAAGAGCAAATAGACGAAATGGTAGCTGAGCTTGGCGGAATAGATAGCGATGTAGTCCGTCAAGAGATATTTGGAGAGTTTTTAGACACTACTTCAAATGCGCTTTTTAACCTTTCATTAATCGAGAATGCGTTTTTAAAAGAGCAATTTATTAATAGCGATGATGTTATTTTTGGGCTAGATGTGGCACGTGAGGGCGATGACTCTAGTGTGCTTTGTATTAGGAAAGGTTACAACGTCTTAGACTTTTATCGCTATCAAATACCAGACACCACCCAACTTGCAAGAGAAATTTTTGGAGTTTATCAAAGAAGCGATATAAAGCCAGTAGCGATTTTTGTTGATAGTGTGGGGGTTGGAGCCGGGGTGTATGATAGGCTTAGAGAATTTGGACTAGGTGGGGTGTTAAGAGAGGCAAAGGGAAGCTTTAAGGCGACGCAAGATAATAGATATGCTAATAAAAGGGCTGAGATGTATTTTACATTAAGAGATAAATTTAACCTCTTAGCGATTAAGCCCAATGATATGCTAAAAATCCAACTTCAAACGATAAGTTTTTTCTTTGATAAAAAAGAGCGTTATTTATTAATGCCAAAAGAGAGTATCAAAAAAGAATTTGGCTTTAGTCCTGATTTTGCAGACGCTTTGGCGATGACATTTTTTGATACGCTAATACCAAAAAATGATGTAGATATGTATGAAGAAGGAGATATTTGGTGAAAGAGTGCCAAAATTGGGTAGATTTGTCAAAGCAAAGTGAGTATATTTTGCAAAGTATTGATGTAGGGCTAATTAGAAAGGTGGCAACACTTGATGATGAGGCTTTGCGAATATGCTTTTGTGTGATGATTTGTCAGTGGCTTAGGGGAGTAAAATCAATACCAATTAAACAATCTAAAATAAGACTAGCAAAAGCATTAAAACAAAAAGGCTTAAGCAAGAAGCGAATAAGTGAGCTAACAAATATTAGCAAAAGGACAATTTATAGACTAGGAGGGGATAAATGACAAACGAGGATAGAATAAGCCATCTTGAAGAGCTAGTGCAAATATCATATAACGCTTATGCAGAGTATAAGCCATTTTTTGAAAAGCTAAATGATGCCTATTTACTCTTGCTTGAAAGCGACCAATACGAGAGCTTAAGGAAGAGAAATAAAAGTAAAAATTACATTCCAAAGCTAAATGCGAAGGCAAAAAGAATATATGATGGCTTAACTGAAACATACTTTAACAATGAAACTTTTGCTAAGCTTGAGCCATATATAAACTCAACACACGATGTTATTGATAAATGGCAAGAAGCACTGGATTTTTATTGCGAAAAGATAAATTTATATAAGGTCTTTGCGCCTATTTTTTTAAAAGCAGCCTTTGCGCCTAGCTCAGTTGTGAAGGTGTTTTGGAGCAAAGATGGTGCAAAGATAGAAGAGATTGATATAAATGATATTTATTTTGATCCAGATGCTAAAAATATAGAAGATATTCGCTATATCGTGCATAAGATTTATATTACGCTTAGTGATGTTAAAAGGCTAATTAAAGAGAAAGTTTTTAAACAAATTGAGTTAAGTGAAAATAGAGCTTATGAGAGAATTTGTTTAAAAGAAATTTACGAGCTAGATGGTGGGAAGTGGAGCGTTAGTACGCTTTATAATAGTGAGCTTTTGCGTGATAGGGTAGAGCTAAAAGACGGTCAGCCTTTTGTTTTTGGCTATATGCTTCCGCAAGTAAGAAGAAATATAGATCAAACTTTTGTCTGCGCTTATGGTGAACCGCCTCTTGCTTCTCTTTTGCCACTGCAAGATGAGCTAAATGCTATTAGAAACTCAATTACAGATGTAACAAGAAATCAAGCAATGCCAAAGATCATTTTTAACCGCAGTGCTAGTATATCAAGGGCTGATTTAGAGCGTCCAAGCGGTGCGATTTTCACTGATAGCCCAGCTGATATAAAAATTGTGCCACCTGGGGACATCAACGCTTCAATGGCAACACTTCAAGTGATCGAACAAGAGATGAGTGAGGTAAGTGGAGTAAGCCCACAACAAAACGGAGCACCAACAACTAGACAAGAAACTGCAACAATGGCTTCAATTATGGCAAATGAAGGCAGCGTAAGGCTTCAAGGATATATAAGAACATACAATGAAACCTTTTTTGAGCCTATATTTGAGCGACTTGCGTTTTTGGTATGGAAATATGCAGATCCGCTATTTTTTGCAGGATTTAGCCGTGGAGAAGTGCCAAGCTTTAATATAAATTTAAACACTGGTATTGGGGCATTAAATAAAGAGGTGCAAAAAAAGAGCTTGATGGACGCTAGTGGGATAATAGCGGCTCAATTTGGTATGTGCTTACAACTAGGCGATGGCGAGGGTGCTAACAAAATGAAAGAGGCAAATGAGAGAATTTTGCTTGAATTATTGCCACTATATGGCATAAAAGACCCAGAAAATTTTATAGGAAAGGAGAGTGAGATTGTTAAACAACTTAAGCCACCGATTATTTTGCCAAGCATGGCAGAGCCTAGTGGGGAGGCAGGAGCTATCCCAGCTAATGCAATGCCAAGCGTTTAGGTCGTTTTTTGAGTATCTTTTGGGGCTTTATGCGACGAATGTAAGCACTAGCCAAAACGATAAAAACAGCGATGAAATGAGGTTAAGGGCGATTGAAAACATAAAAACTTTTGAAAGCCTTTTGAGTTTTTTTGAAAATTACAAAGAGGAGTAAATAAATGACAGAGCAAGAAGCGTTAAATGAATTAGTAGGTATTGTAAATGGCGATGAGCAAGTAGAGCCCCAAACAAGTGAGGCAACACAAGAAATACAAGAACAGCCAAAAGAACAAGTAGCGGAGCAAGTGGCAGCACAAGAGCCAAAAAAAGAGGAGCTAAATATCGAGGCTATAAGACAAGCAATGGCTGAAGCACTAGCGGCAAAAGAACAGCCAAAAGAGGCACAGCCGCAACTTGACCCTGAAAAACAAGCTTTGCTTGATAGCTTAGGGTTAGGAAATTTAAGTGAGCTAAAAGCGCAAATGGATCAAATCGCACAAGCTCAAGCCGCACAAGCAGAAGAAGCAAGACGTCAAGCAGTCTTTGATAAAAATCTAGCAGAATTTAAAAAAGATTATCCAACTATTCGCCCTGATGATCTAGCCCAGTTCGCAAAAACTCACGGAATTAGCGAGTTACTTGGAGAAAATTACGCTGGTTGGAAGGCTGTAGCAATGGGAATGATAAGCGTTGCAAAAAGCAAAGAAAAGCCTGACGAAATTTTAAGTGGCTCAAATGCAAGTAGTGCTTTATCGGCGTTTGATAAGGCAAAAAAGGGCGAGAATGTGAGCGATGTGGAATATGGCGCAGAACTTTTGAAATTAGCAGGACTTTAAGGGGGATAAAATGGCAGGAATTGGCGAGAATGGGGGCTTTTTAAGTTGGCTTGGTGGTGGTGACGCAGGTGGCACACCTAACTGGCTAACAGCTCTTGGAACTGGTGGGGCTTTATGGAGTGCATATAATCAAAACAAAATGGCAAAACAAGCATTTAAATTAAACAAAGAGGCGTTTGACTTTAACAAAATGCTATCTCAAAGACAGCTACAAAGGGAAAATCAAGCAAATCAAAATCTAGTCAATGCTTGGAATGCATCAAACTTTCATAAACGCCAAGAGGAAGAGGCTTATTAGTTTAAGCCTCGCAAAAAGGAGCAAAAATGGCATATTTTAATCCAAATAAGGTAGACTTTAACTACAACACAAATACAATAGAAGCAGTAGGTGCTACTGGTAGAGCTTTATGGGATATATATCAAGATAGCGTAAAAAATAGTTTTACAAAGCAAAAACTAGCAGAAGAAAATAGATCAAATTTAGCACAAGAGCAACATAATATAGATAAACTAAGCGAAGATATTCGCCACAATATGACAACAGAGCAAGAAACAGCGAACAATAATAATATTTTGCAAGGCTTTAGACGAGATGAATTAGGGCTAAAAGGGCAAGAGCTAGGGCTAAAAGCAAATAAATACCAAAATGACGCCCTCTATAACCATCTAATGGCAAATGTTGCTTTGCAAAATGCAAACACAAACGCAAATAGGCTCAATTATGACGTGCAAAAATATAATAGTGAGCTAAATGGCGATGAGCTAGAGACAAATTTAGCCTTTGATGCAGCAGGATTTACTTTGCCTGATAATATAAAAAATCAAAGCCCACAAGTGCAAACTAGATACAAAAAGGCGATTTTAAATATCAATAATCCAAAAAATGGAATAAGTGCCCTGCTTGGCGATAACGCAGGACTAAATGCAAATATTGCGATAAAGAAAAAGCAACCAACACAAAAAGAGAGAGACGAAATAGCAGGGCTTTTTAGCTTACTTGATCAATTAGTAGATGCAAAACAAGATTTTACTGGTGGTGAGCAAGGGGCTATACAAAATTTAACTCATTTTATCGCTAAAGGGTTTAATATGCAAGATCCAAAAACGGAAAGATTTAAAAACAAATTAGGATTTATACAACAAGGGACAAAGGATTTAATTGGCTCAGGTAGGATGTCAAACCAACAATATCAAGACTTAATGGAGGTCTTGCCAAATCCTAACTCTTGGACTGATACAACTTATAGGGTACATAATGACAGCTCAATAAATAGAGGACTATCGCAAATCACAAACAAGATACAAGCGTTAAAAGATAGCGGGATAGATGTTGCAGATATTGAAAAAGCAGCAGCACAGAAATATCAGTATTATTTTGATAATGGTTTTTTTGAACCTAAATTTAGAGAATTTGACGCAAGTGGCAAACGTATAGATAAAAATAAGTCGCAAATACCGCAAGAGGGGCGAAGTTTAAAAAAAGAGCAAAATGAAGCACAAAAAAATTATATAGATGCTAACGCACTTGGCATAAATTTTAGATAGGAAAATAAAAATGGCTTGGATAAAAATACCTGAAAATAAAAGTGAAATGCAAATAGGCGGTAACTGGATAAAAATACCTAGTGGAGCAAAAGAGATGCAAATACCTGACGACTTGTTTTCTAAACAACAAAACAGCAACGTAGCTACCTACGCTCCACCTGCTCCTGATATGAGTAAGGCAGTAGATGCTACACAAAAAGAAAAGACGTGGTATGAAAAAGTTGGCGAATTTGCGGATAAAATCTCTCCAGTAAATGTTATAAAAGGCGTTGGTAAAGAGCTTGGCGGAATGCTTGAGTATTATCATTACGACGGAGCAAGTGGCGAAGAGCTAGAGAAGAAAAAGGCAACTGAAGCACTAGCAAGAGTAAAACACGCAAGTGATGATAGAAATATCATCTCTCAAATAGCAGGTTATGAAGACAAAGAAAAAGCGGTAAAAGATAGAGCAGAAAATTTGCTTTACAACTGGGCTGTAAAGAATAACTATGATGATGTAAGAGAGGCAAACGGCAAATATTATCTTCAAAAAGGGGATAAATTTATCCCAGTAGATGAGCCAGGTATCGGTGATAGTCTTTCAACCTATCTAAATGAAATGGGTGTGCCAATAGGGGCGATAAGTGTAGCTTCTGCTCTCTTGCCAACTAAAAAACTAAGCACAGCACAAAAAGCCATAAGCACAGCACTAGGGACAGCTGGAGCAAGTGGAGCTGGGGCGGTAATGGATCTAATGGCTGATAAAAGAATACTTGGCGATGAGACGATAAATAGCGATGATTATTTAAATCACGCAATTCGTGGGGCAAGTGATGATGCTTTAATCTCAGGCCCACTTGCAACAATGGCATCACCAGCGGTTAAAGAAGCACTTAAAAAAGGAGCAAAAGTAGCGTCTGATTATTCAGTTGTAAAACCAATCTTTAGATATATAATAAATGACAATATCGGTGGGGCACAAAAAGCAATAATGGATAAATTAGGTGGCGAAGCAAATGCAGCGGCAGCACAAAATTTATCTAAAAATGCGCTTGGCGATGACCTTTACAAGACTTTACTAAATGACAATCAAACTTATACTTTGCCAAACGTTAGCAACGAGAAGGTGCAAAAAGGTATCAACTACGTAAATGAAAAAATTCTCGCTCCAGCCCAAAAAGTGACAAGAGATATGATAAAGGGTGAGGGAACAAGAGAACGAGAAATGGATTTGTTTTTAACTGCTCTTGGCAATGACGCTAAAGGGGCGGAAATAATCGCTAACACAGTAGCAAATGATCCAAAAAGCTTTTCTAAAATTTACAAGATGTCAAGCGACTTAAACGCAGACGCGAAAAATGCTTTTCTTAATATGGTAGAAAAGAAAAAGACCGCTGATATTTTAAGTGGATATGAAAAACGCACAAAAGATAATTTCGGCGAGGTTATAAACGCTCTTGATGAGGCATTTAAAGGCAAAGAGGCAAGTGCAAATTTGCTTAGCGTTAAAAAAGAGCTTGGCACTCAGGCGCTAAGACTACCAGCAGGGTATAGAGATAGCACCTTAGAACTATTAGGAAACACCAAAGGCTTTAAAGGGCTTAACGAAGTAAGAAATATCTTAAGCGCTGATATGGCTAAACTAACTGCTCCTGATGCGATTACTGCAGGGACGAAAAAGACGCTTAGCAAAATGATAGAAGCGGTAGATAATGCAATAGACAATGTAGTAGAGCAGACCTTTAACGATAAAGCTATTAGCCAAAAAGCAAAAGATGTACTAAAACAAGCAAGAAGTGAATACGCACTATTTAAAGAGCTTCAAAACTCTAAAATTTATCACGAAGTAATGGGTGAGCTAAAGAGTAGCGGAGATATAACAAACTCACTTTTAAAGGCACTTAATGCTGAAAATGGGCTTGATTTTAAAGCAATTAGTGCTAGGCTAAGCAGTAGCGAACAAGAAGCCTTAGAAACGAACCTAATACGTGGAGTTATAGAGAAATTTAGCAAAGATGGAATAACTGATTTTTCAAAAGTGAGCAGTGCTTTAAAAAATGCGCCTTTTGAGAGTAAAAGAGCTATTGAGATAATGGACGAGCTAAATAAAAAAGCCCCTATCCTAAATAACACTTCAGCCCTACTTGAAAAACTAACAGCCATAAATCCAAAAGTTAAAGAGCTACAACAAGGCATAGGACATTCAGTAACTGGCGCACTTATGACTATGAAAAGAAATTTAGCCGTTGAAAGGTTAAAATCGCTACTGCCATTTCTTGGAAATGACGCAGCTTTAAAAAATCACATAAGAAATGCAATAAATAATGCAGGCGATTTAAAAAGCGTGATCAATAACCTTGAAAAAGTAGAGGTAAAAGACGCCCCTCAAAACTCACAAAAGTTGCTTGAGGCCTTTAAAAACGAGGTAAAAGCGTTAAGAGATGAAGTGCAAAGCAGTGAGATAAAAGGCGAGAATTTTATCACTAAAGAGAGCCTAGCACCAAAGAGTGACTTAAATGTAAAAATTAGCGTGGATGATTGGGTAAGAGAACTTGGAGGAATAAACGCAAATAAACAAATTAAGGCTGATTTAACCAAGCTTTATGAAAAGCACAAGGAACTTTTTGCTAAGCCAAGTGATGTTTTTAGGCTAATAAAAGCGGTTAAGGAAAATCCTACATTTTTTTATCATAACAATGAACCAAATACAGCTTTGATAGGCAAAATTTTAGATAATGGAAAACTTGGCAAAATAGGCATACAAAAAGAGTATGATAGCGAGTATTTAAAGCTAAACCATGCGACTTATTCAAGTAAGGCGGACAAAGAAAACAAGAGGCTTTTAAGAAGAAATGAAAATTCTCATCTAGTGGGGTCGCCTACTCCCACACAGCTCACTCTTGGCAAAGCCACAGAGCCAACGGCGGATGGTGCAAATGCACTTTTAGATGAGAATTCTCTAAAAGAGCTAAAGGTAGGGACGCCACATCCTACACTCCAACGTGCTGATATTAATCAGGTTGGACCGACGGCTGGTGCAAAAAGCACGTTCTCTAGCTCCAATGAGCCTATTATACCAAAACAAACACAAAAAGAGTATAAAACAAGCGAGATAAAAGGCGATGGCTTTGTAGTAAAAGATGGCGGTAAGCTTACTTTTATGGATGAGGTTAAATTTGAGCTAAGCAAAGAGTTGCAAGGAAAAACTGATTTAAACGAAAAAATATCAACTTCTTTAGCGTGGCTTCACTCAAAACACCCTGAAATGTTTGAGAATAAAAGAGCGGTTAAAGAGTTAATTGATTATGTGCTTGATGAGCCAAATACCATAAAGGCTGGAAAAAGCGAAAATAGCGTTTATCTTGGTAAAAAAGACGGCACAAAAATAAAAGATATTGTGGTAAATAAGAGTGAAAATAAAATAATACATGCAAATAGTAGAAAAATGAATGCTGGTGAAAAAGTAAAGCGAGCTAGTGAGGACGCCCTACACTCACACACTGATACTAAGCCAGTCGGGGCGTTAAAGTTGGAGCGAAATGCTCGTTTAGCTCACGATGAAAGTATACCAAAAAACAAAAATTTAATCAACCCTGAGCTAAAGACAAAAAAAGACAAGGAAGAAAAGGGTGTATCTTTTTTAAAGGCAATGAAAGATGATACAAATAAATTTATAGACACAGTTTTAAAGGCAAAATAAGCGCACAAGATATTGAAAAAATAGATCCTAAGCTTTTTAATTATATTAAAAGATTTGCTAAAGCCTATTATGAAAAAGAGAGGCAAAAACATATATTAGCAATAGATGCTGATAAACTTACAAAACAAGAAAAACGAGGCATTTATAATGTAACGTATAATGGCAAATTCTCAACTCCAGTTTATAAAGACTTAGAGGATGTAGATAGCGCAGTAAGATATGCAGTAGGCAATAAAAACAAAGGGGCTAAGCATATAAGCATAAGACACTTAGATGATGAGAATAAAGAAGGATATGTAACTAGGCAAGAGCTTTTAAAATTAGGCGATAATATAAGAACATATATAAAAGAATACAAAGAGCCTTTTATAGATAAAAAGGGCGGACACATTTATGAGTGGGAAGATAAGGACGGAGTAAGATTTAGAGCCGTCATCGGTCAGGCTAAAAGGGAGAGCGACGACCGCTCAATTACTTCAACCTTAAAGTCTACCGATGAAGCCACCAAAAAGGGGCAAAGCCCAAATAGCAGCCTTTACGACTCCCAGACTATTATAACCTTTTATTCTGATAGAAATCTAAAAGAGCCAATGAAATTTGAAAATCCAAAGTTAAAATTACTCGATGCAATAGATAAAAGTAATGATAAGGCTGGTATGGTAAAGAAAGTGCTATTAAACAAAGATATAAGTGATGGCGTAAAGGCTAAGGCAGTAAATAGGCTAACTAAAAATAAATTTGCTCAGGTTACTAAAGATACATACATTTCTACTAAAAACTAAAACAATTAAACAAAGCCCTATTTTTAGGGCTTATACTTTTAAAAACACACTAGATTTTCTTTTTGATTTTCTCAAAACTAGGTAGATTTGACACAGTCATAAATGATAAATTGCCATTAAATTACATAAAAGGAGTAAAAAAATGGCAATAA